AATAAAGCAACTCCTTTGCGTCAATTAATAACAAGTAAGCAAAAGGTTTGGGGAATCAAGCCTCGCAACAAAGAGCAGCAATTTCTCATGGACGCGCTTATGGACCCGAGAATCCAGATTGTGACGGCGATTGGTAAAGCAGGTAGCGGTAAGACGATCTGTGCCATCGCTGCAGGTCTTGAACAAACCATAGACGAGATGAAACAGGAATACACACGCGTAATCGTCTCCCGGCCCGTACAGCCGCTCGGAAAGGACATCGGCTTCCTTCCGGGAACTATGGAAGAGAAGATGTCACCCTGGTTGATGCCTATTCAGGACAACCTACAGTTTTTAATGGGAAATGATAAAATAACCCTTGACATTTATATGCAAAAGGGTACAATAGAGATAGAAGCATTGACTTATATTCGTGGACGCTCAATCTCAAATGCCTTTATCATAATAGATGAGGCACAAAACTTGACAACTCACGAATTAAAGACTATAATAACAAGAGTAGGTGAAGGAACGAAAATTGTGTTGACCGGTGACGTAGAACAAATTGATAATGTTTATATCGATGCGACGTCTAATGGATTAACACATGCCGTAGAAAAGTTCAAGAAATTTGAGCTTGCTTCTCACGTTACCTTACATAAGGGCGAGAGATCTAAGGTCGCTACCTTCGCCGCAGAAAATTTGTGAGAGAAAAATGGAAAATGAAAACCCCGCTTTAGAAGCACCGGTTGGTACCACTACCGGATTACAAGAACTAGTGGTCAATTACATTGGGGCACGGCTAGAAGCAGATGAGATTATCACTGTTGATATGGCAGTGCAAGTGTTTGCTGCAGAGTTCCCAGAATTCCTGATGGCTGTGGCGGAGGAAAACTTCCTTCGCGGCTATGAACAAGCACTAACAGATGTAGAGCACTCAGAAAAAAAGAGCACTTCAGAAGAAGATTTCTTAGGCTGATGGAATATTATATCCACAGCGTCCCCGTATTTGTGATGGGGGATAAACCGGTATGTAGTATACCACAGTTTTGTGCGGAAGCCGAAGATCTCTTGGCTTCCACATTACTATCTGGAGTCGACGTAGTATACATTGGCGACATGCGCGAGTTGGCAGGAAGAAACGCTACATACGCTAACGCAGCCATTTACATGACAAACAAAGAGCCCACCGTAGAAGATATGTTAGAAAATTTTGTTCACGAAGTGGCTCACTCCTTGGAGGAGAGTTACGGTCCTTTAATTTACACGCAAGATTTGATTAGTGAATTTAAAGGAAAACGCGAAAGGTTGCGGGTGTTGCTCGAAGCACAAGGGTTTTACACAAGCCCCCACCTGTACACGTTCACAGAGTATAATGAAATCTTTGATAAATTTCTGGCCGACGAAGTTGGCTATCCGATATTACTGAATTTGACGATTGGTCTTTTTGCGTCCCCGTACGGTGCAACATCGATTCAAGAATATTTTGCTAACGGGTTTGAGAAGTATTTCTTAGAAGACCCACGATACGTCTGGAGCGTAAGCCCAGTGTTGTATGAAAAGATTGAAACGGTGATACATGACGAAGCGTGAACACATATCTTATTCCGAACTAAAAGATTGGGCACAATGCCCCCACTACCATAAGAAAGCCTGGATTGAAAGAGTCACCTCTTTTGAGGGGAACGAATATACGGCTTTTGGCACAGCCATTCACGATGTCTGCGAAAAGAAGCTCCTCAAAGAGAACGTGGACGAGGCTGAAATATTCCAGATCGGTTTTGATAAAAAACTGCAGCAGCTTTTAGAAAAAAATATTGAAGTAAATCCAAAGAATGTTGAACAAATGCGCGTTGCCGGCCCAGCGATTTTGTCCGAAGTAGACGATGCGCTCAAAGAGTACTTTGGAGATTATGAAGTGTTCTCATCAGAGGAAATGTTATATGTCCCCATTGAAAATTTCAACATTAACTTTAAAGGATTTGTTGATGCGGTAGTAAAAGTGGGCAATACCTATCATCTATTTGATTGGAAGACTTGCTCTTGGGGGTGGGACTCTCGAAGGAAGGCGGAAAAGCTCGTTACATATCAGCTCACACTATACAAGCACTTCTTCTGTCAGAAGCACAAAATCGATCCAAAAAACGTAGAGACTCACTTTGCCTTACTAAAAAGAACGGCCAAAAAAGACCGGGTAGAAATATTTAGAGTAACAAGCGGCTCCCAAAAAACTGAGAATGCCCTTAAACTTCTATACCAAGCAATCTATAATATCACTAAAAGATTTACGATCAAGAACCGGCTTAGTTGCCACAAGCCCTTTCCCTGTAAATTGCTTAATACTGAACACTGTACATAAGGAACACACATGTCTGAAAAAATCAAGATCTTCACGATTGGCGATCACCCTTTATCACCATCAGGAGTAGGATCCCAATCTAAATATATTATTGAAGGGATGTTAAAAACAGGAAAGTACCAGTTTTTCTCCTTCGGGGGCGCCATAAAGCACCCTGATCATAATCCACAACACACAGAAGAATGGGGAGAAGACTGGATTATTTGGCCAGTTGATGGCTACGGTAACGCCGATATGGTTAGGGCCATGCTCCACCAAAATAAGCCCGATATTATGTGGTTTATGACGGACCCTAGGTTCTATACTTGGTTATGGTCAATAGAAAATGAGATCCGCTCCCACGTTCCTATGATTTACTATCACGTGTGGGATAACTACCCATACCCCACTTTTAACAAACCGTGGTATGCCAGTAACGATCATATTGCATGCATTTCCAAGCTCACCCACGACATAGTTCAAACAGTGGTTCCGGACGTTGAGAGTAGTTATATCCCACACGCGGTCGACGCAGAGGTCTTTCGCCCGCTGCCACAAGAAAATATAACACAATTCCGACAGAGCCGCGGCATAGATGATAGGTTTGTGTGTTTTTGGAACAACCGCAACGCTCGCCGAAAGCAATCTGGAACACTGATTTTTTGGTTTAAAGAATTTTTAGACAAAGTGGGGCATGACAAGGCCACCCTTATTATGCATACAGATCCAAAAGACATTCACGGACAAGATTTAGAAGCCATTATTCATGAATTGGGGCTCACCTCGGGACAGGTATTATTCTCACGCGATAAAGTACAGCCTACAGATCTTGCTATGGTATATAATATGGCCGACTTGACGATCAATATTTCGGATGCTGAAGGATTTGGTCTGGCGACGTTAGAATCACTCTCGTCAGGCACCCCTATTCTCATTAATAAAACCGGAGGCCTCCAAGATCAGATAAGTGATGGGGAAACCTCTTTTGGAATCGGCCTAGAGCCCAGCTCGAAAGCAATAATCGGCTCACAGGATGTTCCTTACATTTATGAAGACAGGCTCAATAAGGATGACTTCCTCGAAGCGCTAACAACTCTGTATGAGATGCCGGCCGAAGAAAGGGTAGCCCTAGGACACGCCGGCCGTAAATTTACGGAGACTCAATTTAATTTTGAAACATTCACCAAGAGCTGGGATGAACTATTCACTCGTGTTTACGAAGAAATGGGCTCCTGGGAAGACCGCAAGGGCTATAGCCCATATACTGTAAAGGAATATTAAAGTGCAGAAGAAAATTTTAATTAAAGCTCCGATTTTATCGCGATCGGGTTATGGAGAACAATCTCGATTTGCTCTCCGTGCTCTGCGTAGCCGCCCTGATCTTTTTGACATTTACATTGTTAATATCCCGTGGGGGCGCACGGGCCAAATCATCGAGCACAACGAAGAAACTGATTTCATTAAGATGTCAATGACAAAGACAGCAGAATACGTTCAGCGCCAAGCGCCATTCGATATATCTCTGCAGATAACAGTGCCAAATGAATTTGAAAAAATCGCACCTGTGAACATCGGATACACTGCCGGTATTGAGACTACCAAAGTGGCCCCAGAATGGATAGATAAAAGTAACCAAATGGTCGACCGTCTGATTGTCGTCTCTAACCATGCAAAAAAGGTTTTCGAAAACACCAAATACACGGTTAAGGACCAAGCTGGAAATGACTATCCTAATTGGGGACTGACAGTCCCGGTAAGCGTGGTTAACTACCCGGTGCACGAAAGGGAAAGTTCGCCTGTTGATGTTGAGTTTACTACAGAAAATAACTTCCTAGTGGTCTCCCAGTGGGGCCCCCGTAAGAATCTCGATAATACTATTAAGTGGTTTGTGGAGACGTTTAACGACGACGATTCGGCCGGCCTGGTTCTCAAGACTAATACCGCCAATGATTCAATAGTTGATAAGTATCATACTAGCGCCCGTTTAGATAACCTATTAAGGGATTATGAAAACAGAAAATGCAAGATTTACTTGATCCACGGCGACCTGACCGCGAACGAGTTAACTTGGCTTTATCGTCATCCTACGATGAAGGCTCTTGTCAACATTGGCCATGGCGAGGGATATGGTCTCCCTCTGTTTGAGGCAGCTTATAATGGTTTGCCCCTACTCACGGTTACTTGGAGCGGCCATATGGATTTCATTTGCAAGCCAAACAAAAAAGGAAAAAACTTCCCTCGTGTTGTTGGCGTCGATTACGATCTTAAGCCAGTTCAGAAAGAGGCCGTCTGGCCCGGAGTTATTCAGGAAGATTCTATGTGGGCGTTTGCGCGAGAAGCATCTTACAAGAGAGGGCTGAAAGAAGTCCTTGAAAAAGAGAAGCATAACAAGCAGGTTGCAACAGCGCTTCAAAAGCATATTTTGGAAACCTTCACTGCCGAGAAGATGTATGAACAATTTATTTCAAGCATCTATAATCCTTCGGACGAAGAGGTTGAGTGGATGAATACCCTAGGGGAGATTGAAATCTTGTAATGTCCTGTCTCTTTTTATCTGACCTTTATAGTGACCAGATTAATGGAGGGGCGGAAAACAACGATGCAGTCCTCATTCAGCATCTGCGAGATAAAGGAGTTGAATTGGAGTGTCGTTCTACTAAGGATATCACCCCCGATGAGATAAGTGCATTTAACTGTATTATTTTATCTAATTTTATACTCCTAAGTGAGCAAGCAAAAGCTCATTTAACTAATAATTGTCGCTACGTGATTTATGAGCATGATCACAAATATATTAATACCCGTGACCCTTCCAAGTTTGTAGATTTTAAAGCTCCCCCTGCGCAGCTTATTAATGCCGACCTATATGCTAATGCTGCACAGGTGGTGGTGCTAAGTAAAATATGTAAGTCGGTGGTGGAGAAAAACCTTGGCATTAACAACGTACACAGTATAGGAACTAGCCTGTGGTCAACCAAGAAGTTTAAGTTCATTAAGCAATTAATCAAAGGTGCCACAAAGACAAAGGACCTCGCAGTTTTAAATTCACCCAACCCAACCAAAGGGACTATACCTGCGGTTGAATTTTGTAAGACAAACGGAATGAGCCCAGACCTCATTAACTCCCCAGACCAGTATGAGTTTCTTCAAATTTTAAGTGAGTATCGCACCCTATTGTTTATCCCTCAGGTATTAGAGACCTTTTGCCGTTTGGTGGCAGAGGCCAAGATGTTGAATTGTAACATACAGACAAAAAAAAACTTAATTGGGCTTATGAGTGAACCTTACTCCGACCAGTCGGGGCTAGAATTGCTGGAGACCCTAGAGAAGAAAGTTGAGGAAGCTCTAGATCATTTTTATGAGTTGGTGACAGAATGATAATAGGATTATCTTCAGATCATAATGGTGTTGAACTCAAAACGAAGATGGCGCAATATCTCCGCGATCAAGGAGATTTTAAGGTTATTGACATAGGTCCGTTTTCCTCTACTAAAAAAGTCGATTACGTCGATTATGCTAGCCAACTCTCACAGATGGTGAGCAATGGCGATCTAGATCGCGCTATATTAATCTGTGGTACCGGAGTTGGAATGAGTATCGCAGCCAACCGGTTTGAGAAAGTCCGTGCCGCATTGGTTCACAACGTTATGACGGCACCCAAATGTCGTGAGCACAATAACTCCAATGTGTTGTGCTTAGGTGCTTGGACCACCTCCGAAGAGGAGAATTTTGAAATCTTAGATTTGTGGCTGCAAACTATCTTTGGAGAAGGTCGACATGTGAAGCGCGTAGAGAAGCTTTCGTCGCACCGCGCCAACATTGTATTTACAAGTGGTGTATTCGACATTTTACACGCTGGTCATATAGAACTACTACGATTTGCTAAATCATTGGGGGACCGTCTTATTGTTGGCTTGAACTCTGATGAAAGTGTTAAGAGAATTAAGGGGCCCCATCGCCCCATTACAATGCAGGAAGACCGAAAAGGCCTTTTGGAAGCACTCCTAGAAGTCGACGAGGTCGTTATCTTCGATGCGGACAGCCCCGCAGACTTAATATCAGATATATCCCCCACCATTCTTGTAAAAGGTGGCGAGTGGACGGTGGATGAAATTCGATCCCGCGACAGCATCCCGGCCGAAATAGAAATCAAGGTATTTCCTATTGTAGGAAAATATTCTACAACAAACATTATCAATCAGATCTCGCAAGTGGATGACGGTGAGAAACAATGACATTCCTTAATCAAAACATCTTAGTTATAGGCGACTCAATCCTGGATCATAAAGTATTTTGTAAAGCTGTTGGACTCTCGCTGGAGACACCAACTCTCAAGACGCGTCTCAACAAAGAGGAATATTCCTTTGGCGGCGCCGCCAATGTTGTCAATAACTTGCTACTGTTGGGAGCTAAGGTAACCTTTGTGACGCCCCTTGCAACAGATTCTCACCGACATCATTATCTTGGCTGGAATCAGACAAACTTAACTGTTAAGCCACTGCAGTTTGACGGAACAAATGTGGTCAAATCTCGATACTGGATTTCTAAGGGAGACGGTCTCTATAAGTATCTTCAGGTTAATCAAGGTACTAAATTTAATGATCCTCAGCTTGTCATAAGCACTCTTACAGAGCTTTTGTATACAGATAGATATGATAAAGCCATATTGGTGGATTATCGCGGCGGCCTCTTTGAACAGAAAGAGGAAGTAAAATTAATTTTGGACATTTTGTATGGGCACCACATAAAAACGTACGCCGCATCACAGATGTCAGATAGAAAAGGTCAATATGATATTTTCGAAGGGGCCGGCCTTATATGCTTAAATCGCGAGGAAGCTGCAGCTTTGGTGGCGGGGTTCGAACCCACAGATGAAAAATTGAACGAATTGTCCGCGCAATTGGGGGCCCGAGTATGTGTAACACTTGGCGCAGACGGAAGCATCCTTAGTAGTCCGTCAGGCGCCGTTAGAGCGGCCGCACACCAAGTTGAAACTATTGACACCTGTGGAGCAGGAGACAGCTTCCTGGCAGCGCTGGTGGCGTCTGACGAGGATTTGGCTTTTAGTAATAAATGGGCCGCGGCATCGACATTGCAAATAGGCACAAATGCACCAAGTTTAGAGGAGGTGTTGTCATGGAGGTGAAGCAGCTCGTTCTAGATGCCAATCGCTGGATTGTTGAGAAGGGGCTAGTTAGTCTTACTTGGGGGAATGTTAGTGCCCTCGATGCCTCGTCTGCGGCGCTTATTATTAAGCCCTCTGGAATATCTCTCAAAGAGGCCACAGAAAAGGATATGTCTGTCGTAGCGTGGGATGGCTCGCTATTAGATGGCAAAAAGCCATCTGTTGACACCCCTACTCATCTTGAATTATATGAGCGCTTCCCTGAAGTTCGATGTGTTATCCACACTCATTCTAAATACGGCACCATCTTTGCCCAAGCTAACCGATCGGTTCCTTGCCTTGGTACTACCCACGCGGATTATTTTGCAGGAGACATCCCCTGTGTTCCACACCCTAACGAAAATCAAATAAATACAGATTATGAAATGTTTACGGGGAGAATAATAGGTGAATATTTTAAGAAAAATAGTTTAAACTATAATCACATTCCTGGATGCATAGTGCAGGGACATGGCGTATTTACGTGGGGAGAAACGATAGACAAGGCACTTGAAACAGCCTATGTCTTAGAGTTAGTGGCAGAAATGGCGTTTAAAACCCTTGCACTAGATTCTTACAGTTACTTAGCAGATTTTGTAGCTGAAAAACATTTTGCACGAAAGCACGGACAGACAAGTTATTATGGACAATGAAATAAAATACGGCCGACAAGAGCTACCTCCCGTTACAACGGTTGTTAAAGAGGTCGAAAAGTACTGGGGTGGTATGAAAACCCTATTCGAGAATGACCTGTACTCCGTCAAGAGAATCTTTATGAAAAAAGATACTCAGAGTAGTATGGAGTATCATGTGAAAAAAGAGGAATCTTATTACATCGAATCTGGAAAGCTTAAAGTAGGTACCCGTATAGGCCGCGCCGTGAATACCTCACTGATACTTAATCAGGGTGATGTATTTCATATACCAGTAGGGTTTATGCATATGCGCATAGCTCTAGAAGATACTGTTATTATAGAGTTCTCCACACTAGATGATGATGGTGACTCGCATATAGTAGAAGATGGGAAAACATATACCCACGTAGACGACCCTTGGGCTCGCCCTCGGCAAACAAAGAAAGAGACTTAAAATGAAACTGTTTATTGATACAGCAAACCTAGAAGAAATTGAAAGCGCTTTAGAGCGCGGAGTAGTACAGGGAGTGACGACTAATCCATCCCTCTTATCGAAAGAGCCACAGGCGGACTTTTATTCCCATATTCAAAAGATAGCAAACTTATGTACCGAACTCGCACCTGGTATTCCGCTCTCGGTTGAAGTCTTTGCAGAAGAGGCTGACGAAATGATAGCCCAGGCTCAGGAGATTATGAAGACTATAGAATATACTAACTTAAATATCAAGGTGCCGATCGGCTATGATGAATTGCGAGTCATTAGTGAGCTGAAAGAATTAGGTATCCCGGTTAATTGTACCTGCTGCTTCACAGCGACCCAGTTGCAGTTAGCTGCATTGGCCGGTGCACGCTATGTCTCGCTCTTTTATAATCGAGCACTCGATAGCCAGATCGATGCTATTGAGATTTTAGAGCGCACGCGTGCATTTATTGATTTTAATGAACTTGAGTGTGAAATAATTGCTGGCAGTATTCGTAATGCTTATGACCTAGAGGACTGTTGGGCCGCCGGCTGCGATATTGTTACCGCAGGACTCCCTGTTATTAAGAAGTCCGTATCCCACCTCAAAACAGATGAATCGGTTAATGGATTTTTGAAGGATTTCGCAGCATGGATAAAATGACCTATGTAATTGATATCGACGACACCATATGCCGAACAAACGAAAGCGACTATGAAAATTCAGAGCCGATGCAACATCGCATAGATGCTGTTAATAAGCTCTATGATGACGGCCACACGATTTTGTTTTTGACCGCGCGCGGTATGTGCCGCAACAAGAACCATCAATTAGACGCTATTGCAGAACTACACAAGTTTACGCATGATCAGCTGGTAAGATGGGGAGTTAAATTTCATAAGCTTTTCTTAGGTAAGCCGGCCGGAGATATCTATATTGATGACAAGGGCTGCAAGGATATAGATTTTTTTGATGAGTGATGGGCATCTAATAGCTGGCCCTTGGGTTGGAGAATTCGGATGGGAGCTATATGCGTGGCAGGGATATGTCCGCGCGCTCTCTCGAAGCTTCTCCAAAACAACAGTTATTTCTAGGCCTAATTCGCAATACTTATATGAAGACTTTGCTGATAGGTTTATACCACATACTCCCACCGGAGGTCACCCCGATGCTTTTTTGATGCACGGGTTTGATATGAAAACCTCATTGAGAGAAATTGTACAGGAGAACCAAATACAAACTGGGCCCCATACAACTTTGTTTACACCTCGCCGTCTTGGGAACCCTCCTTATACTCATTACACTACACCGGTCGAGGTAGGGACCTTCGCAATAGTTCCAGAATACCATATGTATGGTACAAAAAACGCGACCGCAGAGTTTGACTACTTGTTTCATATTCGCAATCGTGATATGCGCGCTGAAGACAATTGGGATAAAGAGAAGTGGAGTGTCTTAAGGCACCTGCTCGGCGCCGATAAGAAGATAGGCTGCATCGGCACTACTAGTCAGTCAGGTCTGGTCGAAGGGACCACAGACCTGAGAGGTATTTCTCTAGAGGAAACATGCAATACCATCAAGGGCTGCAGAGCAGTTTTCGGACCTTCCTCGGGTCCTATGCACCTTACAAGTCTGTGCGGGGTACCTCACGTAGTGTGGTCGGTTAAAGACCAGGTCCGATATACAGAAAATTGGAATCCATTTAATACTCCGATTCTTTACTTGAACGAGCAGGGATGGCGCGCCATACCGCAGTTTATCTATGACAAGTACCAGGCTTGGACAGGAGCCTAAGTGTCACAGATAGTTTTTACAAACGGATGCTTTGATATTCTGCATCGAGGACATTTCGAGCTTTTAAAGTATTGTAAATCCTTGGGAACTGTCATAGTGGGCTTAAACAGCGATGCTAGCGTAGCACGCCTTAAGGGCCCAACCCGACCTTTTTTCAATACCGCGGACAGACAGTTTGCACTAGAGAGCTGCAGCTATGTGGATAAGGTGGTGGTATTCGACGAGGATACACCATACAATCTCATCAAAGAATTGGCGCCCGATATTGTCGTAAAGGGAGGCGATTATAAAGCCGAAGAAGTTGTAGGTTATGATCTAGCCGAGGTGAAGATTTTTAATTTTGTTGATGGTTATTCAACAAGCAAAGTATTAGAAGAGAAGGAAGATGTTTAAGATATTACTGATTGGCGATGCTTGCGAGGATGTATATCATTATGGCTCGATCGATCGATTGTGTCCGGAAGCACCGGTACCTATCGTGAGACACACCCACACCGAAACCCGGGACGGCATGTGTCTGAACGTAAGAAACAACCTCCAGACGTTTGGTATGTCCGTTGAGGTTTTGTGCAATGCTGAGCTGATTCAAAAACAGCGTTTTGTAGACCTTCGAACAAAGCAGCACTTACTTCGAGCCGACTTCGGGGAAAACGAAAGATTAGCTCAATGCGACGCTGCAAAAGTCGAAAACTATGACTTCGCGTCTTTAGATGCGGTGGTGATAGCAGATTACAATAAAGGATTTGTCGAAAAAGAAGTCATCGAGATTGTGACGAAGAAGGCTGCGGCAGAAAACATTAACGTCTTTGTTGACTCTAAAAAAAGCGACCTGAGCGCGTATAAGAATTGCATCATAAAGATTAACAAATTAGAATTCAATAAGCTGAAAAAACAACCAGAACAGTGTGAGCTGATTATAACAATGGGAGAAGAGGGGGCCCGATGGAATGGAAACACATACCCCACAGAAGCCTGTGATGTGTTTGATGTGTGCGGTGCCGGCGACACTTTCTTGGCAGCCCTGGTTTATGAACAACTCGAAACTAAGTCAATCGAAAAAGGAATTCAGTTTGCTAACCATTGCTCACGCTTGGTGGTGGGCAAATTTGGAACGTACACACTAACTTCCGAGGATGTTAAAAATATAAGAGACAAGGGAGAAAATCAAAATGAAGTTTGTACCTAAAGGCTGGGGCTTTGAAAAGTGGATTGTTAATAACGAAGAGTATTGTGGAAAATTACTTTACTTTGTTAAGGGCAAAAGATGCTCTTGGCATTATCACGTATTAAAAGATGAAGTATTTTATATACAATCAGGGAAAATTCTGGTAAAATATTCGGAGAGTGATGATCTTGAATCAGCCGAAGAGAAAACTTTAGAGCGCGGAGACAATTTTCACGTATATCGAGGATTGCGTCATCAGATGGTTGCTCTAGAGGACACCGAGCTGTTTGAGTTCTCAACTCAGCACTTTGACTCGGATAGTCATAGGATTATTAAAGGAGACTAAATGTATAATTTCCGTATGCCCACGGTTCCGAAGAAAAAAGAGAGGTATGTTTACCCCAACAAGCAGGCCCCATATGAGAAGGTTTGTTTTGGCATTCGAGGCCAGTTCGGCGATATCGTGATGCAAGAGCCGGGCTTGAGAAAGTTTATTGAAGAAAATCCAGAAACTAAGATAGTTTTTGCTGTTTCTGAGCCCTATAAGGACATTCTTCCCCTTTTTGAGAACTATCATGAGAACATAGTAGGCTTCAAAGTCTGGGAGGGATACAATGAGTGGCCCACAGAGGCCGACCGTAAATATATGGAAGAAGAAAACTTTGATGCTCTGTTTCCTCCGGACATCCCTTTGCATGCCCAGCCGGACTGGGCCCACCGCCGCCACATCACCACAGAGACAGCTTTGATGATCGGGGTTACGTCCGGTGACACGAATATACAGCTTAAAATGCCAGCAGATGTCGAAAAAGAGCCGAAAACGGTCGGATTGCACCTGTTTTCGAGCAAGTGGCCAGGGGGCGCAAGATCCGTGGATGTGCAGAAACAGACTTCTATTGTCGACCATATAGTTGCCAAAGGCTATAAAGTATACCAGTTGTCCGCCCCGGACCAGCCGCGCATCCCAAATACAACCTTTTCGGAGGGCTCCTATTTTGATTCGTGTAAACGAATGCTTACTACGGACCTTTTAATCACTTGCGACTCCGGGATGCCCTGGATTGCGTCAGCGTACGACCACCCTATGGTGGGGCTGTACTCGACGGCCTATAACCCGCTTATAGAAACCACTAAAAACTGGCAACCGGAGAACCCTAATGCCGTTTTCTTAGAGGGTCCGCTCGCCAATGATATACCACTAGAGGTGGTTTTGGCTGCGATAGATGGAAAGCTAGAGGATTAGACCATGAGAATCTCCCTTATTACACCCCCATCCCATAACATTGAGCCTTGGGTGCCTATTTTTGAGAAGAAGGGCGTCAAAGTCCATCTCAATGGTATCCACCCTGATTGTGATTTCATTATAAATACGAGCCAATCCTGGATTCACCTGGTGGTGATGTTTCGAAACACGTTTCCACATATTCCTTTTATCAATTATACTCTGGATTTCTACAAAACTGTATGGACTGCCCCGAATCCGCACGGATATAACTGGGCCGCGTACCGAGACATTATAAAAACGGCCACAGAAGTGTGGTGTATCTCCAATGAAGTAAAACAACGACTGACAGAAGAGGGAATAAACCCTGATCTCTGTGAGGTCATGAAAATATGGGCCCGATTCTTTGATTATCCGGGCACCATTGAAGATAAGCGCTATATTCTTAATCCAATGCGCGCCTATATCGCCGACAAAAACTATGGTTGGCTTGACCGCGCGTGTAGCGAACTAAACATTCCTGTAGTCAAAACACAGAATAGCCTGACCCTCGACGACTTTCGCAAGACCATTGCGGAATGCAGTTTTATGTGCACAGAATATCATGAAACCTCCACCGGAGGTCTAACCCTGTTGGAAGGATATAGGCTTGGCAAACCCTCTGTTGTGAGCGATTCTCCTTATGAGGGTGTCCGCGACTATCTGGGGGATAAGGCCATTTATTTTGATGACAACAGCTATGAAGATTTCAAGAGAGTCATCAAGGAGACCTGGGAAAATCCGCCGCAACTGGATTTAAAAGAGTGTGAGGCTTATTGCGATACACACCCCACCCTTGAAGAAACAGTCGATGTTATGATTGCCCGTATGCAAATACTCAAAGAAAGAGAGAACGAAAATGGATAAAGCCACCATCAGATACCAACAGAGATTGGTCGTAGATCACGAGATCGTGTTTCATGATCTACTAGAAACCGGAATGAATATGGATAAACATATTATTGCCGGGACGGCGTTCCAGCGCCCAGACCACAACTTTCAGCCATTGTTGCGCTTGGTTAAGAAGGGGTCTGTAGTTTATGATCTAGGATCGTACATCGGCACCTTTGCCATTCCAATGGCAATCGAAGGGATGGAAGTCCATGCATTTGAGGGATTCCCTGACAACTATGAAAGATGCAAGAAAAACACAGAGCCATATAACGTGACAAATTATCAGGTCGCTGTGAGTAATGAAAATTATACTGTGGATTCAAAATTTAATAACTGTATGGATAATGAGTATGAAGTGCGCACGATTAAATATGTGCGTCTAGACGAATACGTAAAGAAGAACAAGATACCCGCCCCGTCTTTGGTAAAAATGGATATTGAAGGGATGGAAACTTTGGCGTTGCATGGGATGACTAATCTATTGGAAAATGTACGCCCGATATGGAGTATGGGATATCACTTTAAGTTCTACTCTACAGTCGAAGGATACCCGGGCTGGATTGATGTAAAGGATGGAGGCTTCGATTTTAAGAGATTTACTGAGCTGGAATATATAATCTTTGACGAGCTCGGCCGCCGAGCTCCTCCACATATACTTGACATTCGCGGAGGAGAGTTTACATTTATACCTAGGGAGAAGATTAAAGCAAAATGAAAAAGGTCTGTATAGCTGCTTCTAGGGACGTTGGGCTCCGCTGTGCAGCGTGGGCGAAAGACCACACACCACATGGTTTCGAAGTAACTGAGGATATGTCAGCTGCAGATATTATTATATGTGTTATGTATGAGAAAATACTGGGCCCCCAATATGTTAATAACAGTACTTGTTTTAACTTTCATCCTGGTATCTTGCCTGAGTATAAGGGATCTGGAACCTTTAGTTGGGTCATTATTAATGAGGAGCAAAAGGCAGGAGTCACTCTCCATTTAATTGACCGAGGACTAGATACAGGAGACGTTATTGAGATAAGAGAATTCTTGATAGGAAAAGAAGATACAGCCTACTCCTTATTTTTAAGAGGCGAAGAAGTTATCTTCAAGATGTTCAAGAATTGGTACGCTGATCTGCTCCAGGGTCAGTACACTGCGATCCCGCAACGAAGCAAGAAGGGAAACCTTTATTACAAGAAGGACTTGCAGAAAGCCAAAAATCTAACGAGGTTTGTTAAGGCTTTTTATTTCCCCAACAAGGAGGCTGCTTATTATATTAATGACAAAGCAGAGAAAATTTATTTAAACTTTAAAGAGGAACAACGATGAGAAATATTCAAAATTGCAATGTATGCGTAATTGGGGGAGCCGGCTTTCTCGGATCCCAACTAGTTGATCACTTGATTGAGGATCGTAGCTGTAATGTTATTGTTTTAGATAACCTAATAACGGGCCTTAAAAAACACATTCACCCCGACGCTGTCTTTAAGTGGTTCGACATCCGAGACGACGAAAACGAACTAGCCAAGATTTTTAATGAAAACAAGATTGACTATGTATTCAACTATGCGGCAGAGCCTTACATCCCGGAGTGCTTCGAGCGCCCGATGCACTTCTTTGATATTAACGCCACATCGGTACTGCGTGTATTAAATGCGTGCCAGAAAGCCGACATTAAAGGGCTCTTACAAGTTTCGTCCGCTGAGATCTATGGCGATATGAAAGGCAAGATCACGGAATCAGATCCGATCGTTCCGCATTCTACCTACGGGGTTTCTAAAGTGGCCGCCGATGGCCTCGTTCAAGTGCGCTGGCGAGAGGGGAAGGTTCCAGCGATCGCGATGAGACAATTTAATTGTGTAGGCGAGCGAGAGTCACACCCATATGTGATCCCTGAAATCATTTACCAAATGGACTACTCAAACAAAATCAAGCTCGGCAACAACTCCTTCAGAGATTTTCAGTATTCTGGCGATGCAGTGAGAATGGCTGTGGAATTGTTAGAAAAAGGCGAGTTCGGCGAAGTTTATAACATGGGGAGCGAAGGGGGCATTCAAATTTATGATTTGGCTCATCTTATTGGTAAGCTTATGGGACACGAGACTGTCGAAATTGAAACAGATCAGTCCCGTGTGCGCCCGTGGGAAATCTGGCATCTTCAGTCTGACAACACAAAGCTTTATGCTGCCATCGGCCAGAAGACTCCCACATCACTTGAAGAAGCACTACAGAAAACAATTGATTATTTTTATGCCAACGGAAAATCGTGGGATTGGGAATAGTAAATGAGTTTTGAGGTAATCAAAACATTTGAAGATGAGTTGGCAAAGTTTTTTGGTTCTCCTTATGCAGTTACAACTGATTGCTGCACACACGCTGTAGAGTTGTGTTTGCGGTATAAAGATATCAAGTCGATTAGCGTCCCGAAGCACACTTACATATCTATTCCTCTTTTGTCCCGCAAGCTTGGCCTTGACTTAGAGTGGCGAGACGAGGAGTGGCTGGATTACTACACAGTTGCTGATAATATCATTGATGCCGCAGTTCTGTGGAAGCCGGAGAGTTATATCCCGGGAACCTTTATGTGTGTGAGCTTTCAGTTCAAGAAACACTTGAGCCTAGGCCGCGGAGGCGTTATCCTCACAGATAATAAAGAGGCCGCGCTAGATTTAAAAAAGATGTCGTATGATGGACGAACACCGGATACCCCATGGGCAACACAGAATATTAGCACTATGGGATATCATTACTATATGACACCCGAGACGGCAATCAACGGATTAGAGAAGCTGCCTGGGGCAATTGTCAACCCTCCTAAGCAGTGGACGATAGAGGACTGGCCAGACTTAACAAAAATGGAGATATTTAAGTGAGATTTTTAGTTACAGGCGCCACCGGTTTCGCTGGCCCGCATATGATAAACCGGATTTTAGCCGACGGCCACGAAGTTGTTGCTATGGCCAGAAATTTAGAAACTGCTCCGGGCATTGAAAACATTGTTGGGGAAAATATTAATAAAATTGAATTTGTATATGGAGACCTAGCTGAGTTAGATTCTCTATCTGCAATTTTTGCAAACGACACCTTTGACGGTGTGTTTCATCTGGGCGCTTTTGCACACCCACCTTCCTCTTTTGTCACACCGCTTTTGGCTAGCCAAACCAACATCTTAGGAACCGCTCGCATCTGTGATGAGATCCTAGAGCGAATGCCTGACTGTGTTTTGATGAATTGTTCTACCCCCGAGGTGTATGGAATATGCCCCGGCGATCGAAAGATTAAAGAAGACACACCTCTGGTCCCCAATAACCCCTATGGTGTTTCAAAAGCCGGCGCCGATATGTATGTTCTTGAGCGCGCTGCCACAACCGGGTTGAAGACCTTCTTAACACGCGCATTCTCACATACTGGACCCCGCCGCGGCCCAAATTTTTCAATATCTTCGGATGCAATCCAAATCGCGCGCATCCTTAGAGGACAGCAGGAGCCCATCATCAAAATTGGAAACATGGCTGCCCTACGAATTGTGGCTGATGTCCGCGACATTGTTGACGTTTATTATCAGTTAATGCTTAAGTTTATGGAAGGTGCCATTGAAACCGGCGACATCTTTCATATTGCTGGAAACGATTTGCACACAATGCAACACTATTTAGACCTGATGCTGGGGATCTCGGGACTCACAGACAAGGTTACGCTAGAAATAGAACCAAAGTTTTTACGAAAAGTGGAGATCCCCGTACAAATACCTGACGACTCCAAGGTCAGAGCTTTATTGGGATGGGCGCCTACTATTCCTATTGAAGAAACGCTTGAAGATCTGGTAAACTATTGGTTGGGAGAAATAGATCATGGGAATTAAAGACGTAGACGCGCACAAATTAATGTACTACCCTGAAGAGGTAGCAAAATGGCTGACAACGGGTGCCACAACTCCGTTGCATGTTGAGATTGGACCAACGAACCGTTGTAATCATCACTGTAGTTTCTGCAGCGTTGATTGGGCAACTCACGGAAAAGTACTGATTGATACTGAGGTATTGGAGAAGGCTATTCATTCGATGGCTGATGTTGGTGTAAAATCAATATATTTTGCTGGCGAGGGAGAGCCTATGCTTCACCCTGACATCGGCAAGTTTTTGCAAGCCGGCTGGAATCGTGGCATTAAAACCTCGATGGCTACAAATGGATCGAGATTGACCGAAAAGATGATCCCGGAAGTACTACCGTATCTATCGTGGGTACGATTTAGTATGGATGCAGCAACTCCGGATACACACAAATCAATTCATAAGAATAAAGACTTCGATCGTATTATCAAGCACCTTCGAGCGGCCACTGCATATAAAAAAGAGCACAACTTAGAGGTAGAGCTTGGCGCTCAGTTCATCGTGTTAGAAGAGAATCTGACCGAACTGGAACAGTTCGCTGATCTTATGAAGGATGTGGGAGTCGACAATATTCAGTTTAAGCCACACCACAACCACCCCAAGAGTGCTTCCAACCCCACTCTTTACAACCTGACAGACGAAGATCTAAAACAACGCCTGGTGGCTCGCAGCACAGATGACTTTGTTGTTATGGTTCGAAGCCGAAACATTCAAGAACTACCGGTTATTGATGGCCAAAGCCACAATTATTGCTATAAGAAGTGCTATGCATATAATTTCCTGACGCTAATTGATGCATACGGGGAGTGCTATGGTTGCAATGTTTTCTATAACACACCTGATTATAGCTTTGGGAATATTCACAAGCAGTCCTTCGAAGAAATCCATACAAGCGGACAGGTCCAAGACACAATGGAACGTGTTGCAGAACTAGACCATGTACAGTGTGGTAACTATAAGTGTCGTCCTCATGTTTTAAATGAATATCTTCATCGAGTTAAAAACCCCGAGAAGAACGACGAATTTATTTAGCAAGAGGTTTTGATGAAAGTACTTTATATTGGGGTATTTGATAACAATCATAAGTCTACAAATACATCCCAACTGCTTTCTCTTAAGCGCGCCGGCGCACAAGTTGTTGGATACAACTACAAAGACAAAGCTAAAAAACTAGGTTTCGCCGGCCGAGATGCCGATCTGGTTAATCTAGTGAGAGACCGAGATTTTGATTTGGTTTTGTATAGCAAGTGCAACTTACTAAGTTATGATGTATTTGAAAACATCAAGCAGCAAACTACAACAGCAATGTGGTTTATGGACCCTCTTCAAACATATGATATGGAGATGAAAGAAAGGACCAAATTGGTGGATTATTTTTACTGTGATAAGAGCAACGTTTTGTGTGAAGCACTAAAAATCAATCCAAATTCACACAGGGTATGCGAAGGATATGACGAAAGTGTAGACCGGCCAATCGAGAATGTAAATAAATCTTATGACGTTAGTTTCATCGGAGGCTTATATGGCCATCGCGTAACACAGATTTCGTCGATGAGACACCCGGTGAAAATTATAACGAACGCATATGGAAAAGAACATGCACATAGTGTGGCGAAGTCTAGGATAAACCTAAATCTTTGCACAACTCGCGGCGCGTCAGATCGAGTATATAAGGTTATGGCCGCCGGCGGCTTTTTAATTACTGATGACTGGGACGGCCGCGAAGATGATTTTGTTGATGGGAAAGACTTAGTTGTTTTTGAAAATATCGAGGATTTAGATCAGAAGATAGATTACTATTTAAGTAATCCAGTAATTAGTGATAAAATAGCAAGAAGTGGGCAGAGAACAGTCCAGAAGTTTACGCGCCTGAATTGGGCGCAAGAGATCTTGAGCTTAACCCTAACCCACTAAAGAACGGAGATAAAATGAAGAAAAAGAAAGAAGAGGCCGCCCGCGGCCCAACCAGGAGCGAAGTTAAAGAAATTGCGCAAGACATAGTCCAGAGTGCCCTGCATACTCAAGCACGCGAATTGGAAGCTCACTTAAGAGATATCCACTCACGAATAGTGGCCCTAGAACGGAAACCATAATAATGACATTATCTAATCAAGCCATAGGAGCCCTAATGATGGCTCTTCAAAAATCTTTAATGGAACAAAGCGACATAGTCCCTGTCCTATTAGGAATGGACTTTGTTACAACGGAGGAGGGAACCCTTCAGGTTACAAACCCGCCCGTTGTTTCTTTAGAGGGCGTAACCCCTCCTTTCACAGATGAGGAAGAAACTACCTTTGAGGACTAGCATAGATGCCACGATATAATTATCAGTGCAAACTATGCAAAAAAACCTCAACGATAAATCATCATAGTGATGATTTGCCGGGTTGTTGTCCTTTGTGCAAAGAGGAGGGGGGATTGGTTAAAACACTAACCACCTTTAGTACTCAACATAAAACATCTAGCGTATTGCGCACAGGGCAAGTTACAGAAGAATTTATAAAAGACTCACGAGAAGAATTAAAACAGCAACGGAAACAGTTGCACGAGGAACGATGACAGAACTACACTTATTTTTAATAATATCAGTTCTCCTTAACGGAGGCCTTATATGGTATGTAACAAGAATTTTAAGAAAATTTGTGTTCATATCAGAGAATTTGTCTGATCTATTTTTAACCACAAAGGCATTTCAAGTCTTTGTGAATTCATTATATGGGATGGATAATTATCATGGCGAACCTATGATACAAGAACTGGTATTTAAAATTAGTCAAGTTACTGAGGAAATAGAAATGTTTCGCGACATATTTGAATATACACTAGATGAAGAACTAGAGGAAGAACTAAATGCCGCCGCGGAAGAAAAGATCGAAGAATAAAAACCATTATTTTACAAAAGTCCATGAAGACGCAATTGTAAAATACGCCAACACTGAAGACAGGGAACTGAGGTCAAAGCTGTATGTAGAATACATTCAGCCTGCTTTTGACCAGATGGTCGATAAAATTATTTATACTTATCGTTTTACCACCCTGCCCAATATTGATTACTTAAAAGCCGACTGTAAGGTCTGGCTCACAACTATTTTAAATAAGTATGATCCGAGCAAAGGATCAAAAGCCTTTTCCTATTTTTCTGTTGTAACTAAAAACTGGTTTATCCACAAAGTTAAGCGCACCCAGAAGCGAAACAGGACCGAAGTCTTCATGGAAGATATCCTGAATGAGCTGGATGAAAATTTAGTATCCACCGAACCCACTTATCTACAAAAGCGCCAAGATATAGAATTTTGGTCTTCTCTCCATGGAGAAATTGATACTTGGGATGGCTTTATGCTGAAGGAAAACGAAAAAAAGGTTTTAATGGCTGTTCGTATTTTATTGGACTCTGCTGATACAATTGAAATTTTTAATAAAAAAGCTATTTACTTATACTTGCGAGAGATTACTGGCCTCAACACCAAACAGGTTGTTAATAATCTCAATAAACTGAGGAAGCGTTACAAAACGTTTAAAAGTAAATGGCAAAACGGCGAGATCTAAACCTAGATGAATATCTAGAAGAAACTACAAAAAACATCCGCGAGGATCGGGCGATGGCTAAGACATTGCTTATAGATGTCATGGCGGATATGAAAGCCTCTTCTGCGGAGCGCAGAGAAATGGGCCCCATCGCGGCCAAGTTTGTAGAAAACCTTCAACGCTCTAACGAACAGATGGTAAAGCTAGCATCCATCCTCCAGAGACAAAAAACTAGTAGTGTTGGTCTCACTGCGTCCGATAAAGAGGATCTGTTCGACCTTCTTAACGAGAACCAGGAGGACAAATAGCCATGGCCGAGGAAACCGAGAGCAGCGAGAGCAGCCTTACTCTAAAGGGTTTAAAATACGGATTCCTTAATGATGTTTCCGACACTGGTATGGAAGGATCCACAGATCGAAGGCGATCGCAAGGAGTCGATTATTTACGGTCAGCAATAAATTCCAATTATCAGCGCCGCGCGCTTGAGAAAATAGCTGTTTTTACGGGGATAGTAGTGGCTGTAGGTGAGAAAATATCTATCGCCGCCCGCAATCCGGACGTTATTTTGAAACAAAACGCAGTTAACAAAAACTGGTTTTCAAACGACGACGGGGATGACGTAAAAGTTTATAAAGTATATATCCCAGAGATAGAGTGCCGCCCAGCTCCTGCAAGTTATCGCGATCCCATTATTGCTACGTACTATGATGTATATAGCAGTTTAGGTACCGGATTCTTTGACAAAGAGCCGACAGTAGGCTCGGTGGTCTCAGTGAGGTTTGATAACCTTAATAATTTCTCTGGGCCCCGTATAATAGCTTTCGGCGAAACAATCGCCTTTCTTGACGATGTTGATGGAAATTTGCAGGCTCTTTTTGGCGGCGGTGGCTACGGTGGCGGCGGTGGCCAGTGGATGGGGGCCACGATGAAGAACCGGGGCAAAGGCCTAGGAGAATTTCAAAAGGCCTTCAACCGGAAGCCACGCATAAAGTGCGATACAGAGCCCTCTGAGGCTCAAAAACAAGTAGCTGCTGCTCTCAATATCGACGTTGAGGTTATTATGGCCATCGGCGCCGTCGAGTCAGGAGGCCGTTCGGGCCCCACATTGCGCTTCGAACCACATCTATTTCACAGGGATGCATCATCTGCCGAGGCAGCCAAAGTACCATTTACTGCGCATAGCCCTCCTCCTACTTATAGTAGGGTAGGAAAGGAAACCAAGAAGCCCGCGTTCGATCACGCGTACACTGTAAATAAGAAAGCAGCCATAAGATCAACCAGTTGGGGCATGTATCAGGTCTTGGGGGGACATTTGCTGAAAAAGTACGGGCCCGACCCAGACAGGGCCCTCGCAGCATTCTATAATGACCCGGATGCCGTATCTTATGTCTTGCTTCAATCTTGGATGGAGGGGTCCCCCAAGGCACGCAAAGCAGCGCAGGAGAAGGATTTTGTATCTTTTGCCGGCTACTATAATGGCGGCGGCCCCGGTGGTGGGCAATCGTGGATGTACGGCGGATCGATCGCGCGCGAGTATAACTCTATTACGTGTGGCAGAAATGTTCAAGTCGCTCCCAATCCTGAAGACCCACAAGAACCAACGCCTGGCTCAGTACTCTATCTTGCAGATAGCCAGCATGCTGCCCCATATTCTTTTGGCGGCCTTTTGCGAAAGGACCTCACCAAGGCCGGCGTGCCTTATATAATTAATATGGCGAAAACTGGCCGCGGCATTAGTGCCGGCGGAGCTGGGGTTATAAGCAATAGCACCTTAAAAAACGAATTTGTAGCGCGCGTAACGAAGGTAAAACCAAAGTATGCAATCGTTGGCTTGGGCGGAAACGATGCTGGTTTTTCTGGAGACGGATCCGAGTCTACCTATAAAACTAAATTTTTAAAACCACTTGTAGAAGCTCTTAAGGGTGCCGGCATAGAGAAGATCATATGGCTCGGAGCCACCAAGCCCTCCGTGCCAGATAAAGAGCCCACCGGAGAACAAAAGTATTATAAGAAACCCGAGGAACTCGCTCGCCGCGCTAATATTCGCCGATGGCAGGCTGGATATTTACCGTCCTTGGGGGTAACCTATATAAATATGGAACCTTTAACCCAGACACGACAAACAGCCGATGGCGTACACTATACATCAGGGGGATATTCTGGATGGTACAGCGCCGCTAAAAATGGTGTCCTCAAGGGCCCTATAGATCAGTTGGTTGCCGGCGTCAAATCCGATATGGCCGCTGCAGAAGTGGCTGCCGCTGAAGAGAATACGGTTCAAGAAGAAGAAAATGCTGCTCCCGAGGAGAACACCGCTCCGGCGTAGAGGAATAAAGTTTTATGTCAAAAACAAAAATAAACCCAACTGTGAAAAAGATTAGTAAGGCGATAGACTTAGATTTGTTGTCCGATCGTCAGCGCGCTGCCTTTGATCGTAGATCCCCTAGTCAAAAAGCCCAATGGCTTGGCTTCAGCCAGGGCGGCCGCGAGAATTTCGATACGCCCTCCTATATCAAGAGCGACGCCGAGAAAGTACTAGACCAGGGGAATGCATTTATAGTTCTTGGTCTAGACAGGCCCAGTAACCTTTTCTCTGGTTTTGGGGGAAGCAAGAATACTCAATGCGCTGCGATCGACCTCGTCGCGGGGAGAATGGGCTACCGGGCTAAATCATCCACAAAAAACGGTGCTACTGTGCACACTGATCCCAACTTTCGCCACGACGCGGCGCGGATTTATATATCGCAGAAGTCCGACCCGGATGGGTATTTTGGATTAGCGGCAGGTTCAGTTGGAAACACATCTAATAAGAGCCCCAGGAGTACGGTGGTACTAAAAGCAGACACGGTTCGTATGGTAGCAAGAGAAAACATTAAATTAGTGACACGCACAGACACACAAAATTCTCAGGGAGCCACTCTAGGTAACGCATTTGTAGGGGGCTATGGAATTGATTTAATTGCGATGAATGACGACAAGGCCCTACAGCCTATGGTAAAAGGGGAAAACTTGAAAGAATGTTTGAAAGCTATCATCGAGACTATTCATGATATTAGAGATTTGTTTGATAATTTTATTGAAGAGGATCGAAAACTTACACAATCACTTTTGAAACATACACATAACTCTCCTTTCTTTGGGTCCCCGACGTCTCCGGCCTTCGAGTTTTTGCCTGCTGGGATTGAGTCACTGATCAATAAAATTACTAATGTGCAGCTCCAGTTGAATACCTCAATGCAAAAACTAAACTCAGTTCAAACGAATTATTTGGAAGTTCCTGCTGGAGCCTGCGCCACTAAAGATGGAAAAAGCCAATATATATTGAGTAGATACAATAACGCGAACTAATCATAATGCCAGCCAAATTAAATTTTTATAAAGAGTTCCCCGGGAAGCCTCTCAACATACCGTTTGAAGAGAAGGGCATTCCTTACCTTAAGTTTAAATTACGTAAAAAAATCAAAGACCAGGATACAATTTATAATAAAGCGATTGATCATTATGTAACTCATTACTTTCCTGAATTTTATCGCAACATGAAGGATCCTGAGTTTGATGGCGACGATACATATTATGATGAATTAAGACAAACCCTCCGGTCAGCAATCCGGACCGAAAACCCTGGATATGCTACAGCGCCCCCTACTGCCAATCATATTATTATAACGCGTTTGGAGATGGACCAAACGATAGCCGAGCTAAGAAACTCAATGGCACGCCAAGATCAGCTCCCAGAATTTCGGCCTAGCCTAGAGTTCTTTAATAAAAAGAACAACATCAGCACTGAGATAGCCTCTCAAACGGAAATTCAATTAGAACATATTCTCACCGACATGGATTTGTTCGGAGCTGTAATGAAGGATTTCGGGAAACAAAAAGATAACTATAGCGGCGCCGTACCCCTAGGGGGAATTAATTTTAATTTTCTAGGTGGTGATATTTCTAAGGTTATAACTGTAATCCTGCGCGAGGTTCTTAAGGACGTTGAGGCCACTATGGGCGAAACCTACCGCGCGGAAGAGGGAGACGTGCTTACAATATATTTCTCTGAACGCACCGGGCCACCCGAAGGAGAATTGGAGTCGTCTGCACCACCACCGGATCCGCTCAATATTTTTAATGTTCCAAAAATAGCGATCGCCGGAATTACTTATTCCGCCGCCGCGGCCACTGGCACTGAGTTCCTTAAGGTAGGATATCTATCTCTCATTAAGTATAAGAAGCGATTCCGAGATCCCTTAACTCTTAAGACGTTACAAAAATATAATGATGTTCTGCTCAAAGCCGGCGAGAGCAACGCCGCCGGACAGCCATTTCCGATGTTTGAGTTTTTGTCCGAAACACTACCAGATCAAATACAGACAGATCAGAACAACGGTGATCTTTTTAGTTTCCCTACCCCCAATGATCAAAACAATAATGACAACAACGCGCTTCTTCAAGAGGCTATTCGTCTTGGTCTCATCGATGTTACTGATACCAAAGAATTGGAAGACGGCATAAAAGCCTTAACTACTGATGAGCTAACACAGCTTAGGGCCGCAGTCGAAAGCAATCCGGAGCTGGCAGAAAAAGTATATCAGGCAGAGCGCAAAAAGAATCTTGAGACTGGCATCAACATTGCTAATAATATTGAGAGGGCTTTTGAAATAGGCCCCCTTGCCATGTTCGAGCACTGCAGCGCGTTGGATAAAATATTAGAAAAAATAGGACTCAAGGCATTAGCCAAGGAGGCTTTGATCTGTTTAACCTTCGGAATAAATTTTGAAATTAGTCGCATCGCGGCCGCCGTGGGTAACGTAATGGAGGAGGAACTTCTATCCCGACCATCCATAGATCCTCAAACGTTTGATATATTTAAAATCAAAGGAGATCTCTGGAAAACCATCTTAGATATGATTTTGAACTCCTTGCAACAAGCCCTCCTTGCGCTTGTTAAAAGCCTAACCGAGATGCTCAAGGAGGCGTGCAATCTCAATAACCCCCGCGCCAGTGACTACGGAAATACCGATCTTGCAGGCCTGATTGCCGACAACTTTCTGGATCCCCTCGCCGGCGTAAATCCATTTGGCTACGGCAATGATGGCAACAGCCCACTCGGAGATTTGATAAATCTTTTAGGCATGCCACAAGAAGATATCTACAAGTACGTCAGCGACCTGTCATCTATTCTAAGTTCTCTGGACATTTGCATTCTTCTCATGGACATACAATCAGCGTCCGACGAACTAATCGATCGAATTATTGAGTTTAATTTAGGATATGGAGATTCTAATATTTCAACCAAACTCATAGATGTTTCGTCGGTTATTGAATTCTTTACGCTCCTGGGGAATGTAACAGATGTAACTGATCTGTGCAATGAGATTATTAATGATCTGTCATTGTTGAACCAAGATAATATTTGTTTAGACATCGGTCAACTTGATGCCCAAGAGATGCAGAATATTGAGGATTTGCTAGACATTATTGAAAACGGATTCACAGATGAACCCCCCGTATATAACTTTGATTGCCCTGAGGCCGAAAACTATATTAGTGACCCGACCATAACCAGACTTATACCGGAAACTTTGAGCACGCTGGTAGAACTTGTTGAGATGCAGTTCGTTTATTCAGTCGACTCGATAAAAAATGTTCTCTTAGAGCCTTCCATCGCCCGGGCCGGTGGCTCTGGAGCTAAGGGGGAGACAGCCTATGGAACCGCACTTAAGAGTGTTCCTGACGCCGAGGACTGGCCCGAATTACCTAAAGCCGGCGTGTCGGCCCTGCTCTCGATAATGAAAGCACTCAAAGAGGTGTCCTCTGGCTCTTCCGACCTCCGCGATGCGCTCGAAGCGTGTTTGATTGATGTTCCGGGCCTTCTAAATCCAGACCTTCGGAACATTGGCGAGGCCATTGATATTTTAATGGACGTTCTGATGTCACCAGAAATTTCTGATGCACTAGAAAACATTTCAGACAAAGCAGATCAACTCAATCAGGGGACTGGCCCAGCAGTTATGACCTATCGCTTCAACCAAGAGTTTTATAATAAGTTTGTGGACTACATTAATATTGATGAGGCCGACTGGAAAAGGTTATCGACAACACCCTCACGGACCCAGTATTATATTAAAGATCGTTTTAAGTATATCACCTCCGAAGAAACAAATACCAACCGAGTTATGTTTTCGTTTCCCGATATAGCGTCGACTCCTACCCTTGCGGGCCTCCGGGATGGTACAGTAACGGCGACTACGGGAGAGAGACTCGATTGTAAGGACCAACAACAAATTAATCAAATATTAGATTTCGGAGGCACCGTACCGTGGGGAACTGGCTGCCCGGGCACCACTCACGGTCCTGAGACCGCGATCGCTGTAGGCGACCAACGTATTGAGCTAAAATATCCACTGTACGGTACCTCGGAAGATTCCCAGCCTTCTGTGTTTAAGCTGGATGACCTATTCACAACCGAGACAAGGGAAAAGTTTCAAACAGATATGTTTCTGTCTACATCCCTAGAACCCGTAAACTATAATTTGGATCCGTTCGTTGATGCAGTAGCTGCGCAGGGCGTATCGAACGCCACAGCTGAACAGCGCTATTTCCCCCTTGCCTATGGATTACTGGCAGACCAGGTCTTTGATTATTATACTGTTAATGGCATCTTCGACGCCGCAACACTTCAATCACTAAACTTTTTCCACGACAATGCTAACTGTGCTGCCGACGATATATCTGATCTTTTGGATGTATCGGGGGTATTCACCCAAATGCAAAAGGAATATTTAGAAGAGGCCTGTAATAACAATCCCGAGTCTTCCCGCGAACGCATGCGCGAAGTAATAAAATTTGGTATGTTTCTGCTGTTGATTCAGGTACACGTAGCTGAGTTTATTCTTAAAAACATTTTTGTCTTCGGCGCTGTGGAAATGGATGAGCTTTTTGCTAAGCCGTTTATTGTTTCATATATGCGCGATCAGGTAAGCCTATCGATGAAAAGCTATTTTTCAAGACTTGTTGAAGCAGGGGAAGAAGAAAAAGTTAACGGGGTTAAAGATGCTCTAGTCGACATATTCAACAGAATGATGCAACGCCCGAGTACTGTGGCGAATGGCGGCCTTTTAGATCTCAACAATAATGTTGTGTTTCCGTTTGGAACGGTGTTTCTAAAACCAGCTGGCAAGACCACCTACGGCCCGGATACCCCTACTGCAACCTTTAATGATATTATCGATTATCTTACAATTTATCGTATTCAAAGCGCAATGGGTACCGCCGGCAACCCTGGTCCGACATCAAACTCTGTCAAGAATGCGTTGCCCATATCGCGCCAGAAACCAATGGATGAAATCTTCCTGAACTCGATGCCTGTGGTAGACGCCGTAAACACGACCTCAGCCGGTACCGGCGCCGACCTAGGAGCTGAGTTTTTTGCGAACAAATTAAAGCAAAAGTCTGGTATTGTAATAACGAAGTCTTGGTTCAAAGCCGTGACCCTCGAACGCGCTCCCTGCCTAGATCAACAACAGATAAATCAATACTTAGGATTCGGCGCCACCATACCCATCGGCCACGGCTGTGAAGGGACAACCCATGGTCCACCAGATGAAGATCACAGACCTCTCACTCAGAGCGAGGAAGAAGCCGCTACACTCGCCGCAAGTCTTAATCTTGGCCCCAATGACTCGATCCGCTACCAGTGTTATATGTATGTTGATAGTATGACGGAGTTTGATTTGCCGTGGATCCCTTCACCCGGCTCAAAGAGTGGCCCAGCTCCGGCCCCGACGCCAACAAAAAAAGCAATTAAGCTTTTCGAAATCGAGCTGGATAAAGTATCGGATCTAGAAAACTACAGCCTCAGAGAGGTTAAAAAGAGAGACCGTCTAAGCCCCGCAGAAGTGAGGTTTCTCCTCGATAATGAAACTTACCAAGATTACTTTACCAATGTTTTCAGCGCTGAGACAATTGGGATACTCCCAATTATACAGAACTTCTATCTTACCACAAAGTATTTTAAGGATATCCGTAAAGCTATGCGATCTACGAAGAATCAAGTGCTCGATATATTGAATAGTACAATGGCAAACGCAGATAGTTATAGCGCAACGCCAGACCTTCGCCGCCCAGGCGCGCGCAAGGCCATGGCCATCGACGGTCCAGATGCAGAAGCCATGGCGCGCGACTTTATTCTTAAAATGTTAATCAAGACACCAATTGATATTATTAAGGGTCTTATGCAACTCATCGACCCACACGTGATCATCACCAAGCTTATTAAAGGCGGGACAGCAGACGTATTCAACATGATTCAGTCTCAGTTGCGACAGGTTGACTTGCCGAGCCCCGGAGACGATCCCCCGCCAGCAATCGCCCCGTTTGCCGACGGCGCCGACGGGGGAGATGCTTTTGTTGCTATTTTATGTTTGTTGCAGTATCTTATGGAAAATCCGCCGAACTTCCCCGACCCGCCACCACCCGGCGTGAAACCAGAAAACTTCTTCCCGCGAATTTCTGAGGATGGAGTTGATTTCTTGGGTACGGGAATGGGCATGTTAATGATGCCGCCCACACCTTTTGGGCTCATTTATCTATTGTTATCACTAATTAACTTTGACACTGAGCAGCCCAATATTGACGTCCAGGTTGATTTTGGTCCAGACCAAACAAACGCTGGAGACTCGGGCGGCCCAAGTGAGTGTTAAGGAGGAGATAAGAAGATGTCCGGACTTTCGGTAGCACTACCATTAGAATTCAGTGAGGTTTTCGGACCTTATGTTCGCAACATGACCTTTAATGCCCTGGCCAAGCAAAACTTAAAAATGTTGCTCCTCACCATCCCAGGAGAGCGAATTATGGATATTAATTTTGGCGTCGGTATTCCTAGATATTTGTTTGAGAATAATGGACCAGATACTTATAGTGCAATTGCCGGCAAGATCCGGGAACAGGTAGACATATACTTGCCATATATTGCAATTGATGATGTCGTCTTTAATTATGTGGAGGACAACCCGGACCTGTTCCCTAATTCGCTGAATTTGAGTGTTTATTTTACTATCATCCCGTTACAACAGTCAGATTCTTTAGAAATTGATATACACAACTAATTAAAGAGACTTTATTATGCCCAAGAAACTACAACCTATTGATTATACGAGCCGGGACTTTGATTCAATCCGAAAAGACCTGGAGAACTACGCCAAGCGCTATTATCCTGATACATATAAGGATTTTAACAAAGCCTCCTTCGGATCATTAATGCTGGATACAGTTTCGTATGTCGGAGATGTGCTATCATTTTATCTAGATTACCAGGCCAACGAAAGTTTCCTTGAAACGGCTGTTGAATATAATAATGTTCTTCGATTGGCCCGCCAGATGGGCTTCAAACTCAATCAAAGTCCCTCCTCGTATGGGGTGCTTACGTTTTACATTCAAGTGCCGGCTGACCAATCGAGCCTAGGCCCCGACTTAGCATATGCCCCGGTTCTAAAGCAGGGGTCTACCTTTTCTTCTTTGGGAGGAGGGATGTATACTTTGCTTGCAGACGTCGACTTTAGTGTATTAACCAACCAAGTGGTTCCGAAAGATATTGATAATACCACCAATAATGTGCTGAACTATGTTGTGAGAGCTCAGGGCCGAGCTGTCTCTGGTCGAATGGCGTATAAGGAAGTAACGGTTGGGAATTTTGAAAGATTTTTAAAGGTTGATTTGGGAGTAAGCAGTGTAACAGATGTTTTAAGTGTGCATGATACTGAGGGACATGAATATGTCCAGGTCGATAACCTATCCCAGAACGTTATTTATAAAGCAATTAGAAATACAAACAGCACCACCAATGGAGCCGTGAGCAGTATTCTTAAGGCAGTCCCGGTAGCACGACGATTTACAGTTGAGAATGTCGCCGACCGCACATATCTCCAGTTTGGATACGGCTCGGATTCTGAATTACTGTCAGATTCTGTGGTTGACCCCACTAATCTAGTTTTAGATTTAAATGGCCGCACCTATGTAACTGATGTTGATTTCGATCCTACCAACTTAATTAATACTGATAAATTTGGAATCGCCCCCTCTAACACAACCTTGCGTATTGCATATCGGGTGAACACAATAGATGATGTTAACGCCGGCGCCGGAACCATTACAAACGTAGAAAGCCCAAAATTTAGGTTCAAATCCCAAGGCGCGCTGTCATCTACATCTCGATCAACAACGCAGTCATCATTAGAGGCCACTAACGACGAGCCATTCACAGGAGACATCACGTTGCCATCTTCTGAAGAAGTAAAGCAGAGAGTCTTTGGCTATTATGCAGCACAAAACAGGGCAGTCACGGTTCAGGATTATCAGGCCATCTGTTATGGCATGCCAGGAAAGTTTGGGTCGGTTAAAAGAGCTGCAGTTGTGCGCGACTTTGATGAGTTACGACGAAACATTAATATATATGTGATCTCACAAGACACTAGTGGCAAGCTAATAGCAGCCAACCAATCTTTAAAGAATAATTTAAAAACGTGGCTCTTACAATATAAAATTATTAATGATACAATTGATATATTAGATGCTGTCGTAGCAAACTTTGGAGTTAATTACGTGATCGCAATTGATACCAATGCAGATAGATTTACAGTATTAAATCGCGCCAACATTGCTATAGCAAAGCATCTTAATAATAGCCAATATGATATCGGCGAAACTATTATGATCACGGACTTCTATAAGATATTACAGAAGGTCCCGGGCATTATCGATGTAATCGATTTAGAAATCGTAGGTAAGACCGGCGGGATTTATTCAGATTTGAGTTATGATTTCGTTGATAAACTGTCAGCCGACGGCCGCCGCATCATGTCTGAAAAGAATACGATTTTCGAACTTAAGTTCCCCAACATAGACATTAAGGGATCGATTACCTAATGGCTATTTTAAGATTTACAGCTAGCGCAGACACAACTATTACAAATGCTTTTGAGTCGAATTTGCGCCTTCGTGGCACGGGATCTAATATGGGGTATGCCGACTCCCTAGAGATTTTCTCGATTTATGGCCAAGAGTCCGGATCAAACGGACAATCTCAGGAGCTTTCGCGAACTCTTATAGAGTTTCCTATTTCTCAGATTTCAGCCAGCCGTGCCGCAGGGAACCTTCCCACCTCCGGGAGCGTTTCCTTTCATTTAAGAATGTTCAATGCGCGCCATCCATTCACACTACCTCAAGGATTTACTCTAGTTTTAGAACCAGTGTCGGGCTCTTGGACCGAGGGTACCGGCCTTGATATGGATGAATATAAAGACCTGGGACAAGCTAACTGGGGCCTGCGCACAAGCGCCGACACTTGGACTCGCAAAGGTGGCGATTATTACACATCATCGGCGCTCATTACCAATGTTTCGTTTCCTCTGGGACTTGAGGACATAAATCAAGATATCTCACACTTAGTTGAAGAGTGGGTCAAATATTCGAATGCTAACGCTTCACTTACGGGAGTAACAAAAAACTACGGGCTTGGGGTCCATCTAACGGCCAGCGACGAAGCCTACTTTTCCAGTTCTGCCGGAGCAGGAAAACTCCCCCTCGATCCCGGCGCAGACTCTGGCTCTGTGTTACAGAACCCCGGCGGAGCAAACCAATCTTACTATACTAAGAAGTTCTTCTCTAGGAGTACCGAGTTTTTCTTCAAACGTCCAGTTATCGAAGCGCGCTGGAACTCAGCAACTAAAGATGATAGGGAAAATTTCTATTATTCTAGCTCTGTTGCGCCAGCTGCCGACAACTTAAACAAATTATATCTTTATAATTATGTGCGAGGGCGCCTTGTTAATGTTCCGAAGGTCGGAACCAACGAGATGCTGGTCTCATTCTATTCAAGCAGCGCCGGCCTGCCCACGGGATCTAAGCTTCGGCTTCCAGTAGGCGGTGGGGTCGCCGCAGCGCTCGATCTAAACGCTACAGCTAGTTATTTGAGCACAGGCCTGTATACAGTCCAACTAGCTCTTACAGCGGCTTCTACGGCCGTCCCTGCGATTCATGATGTATGGCACTCTGGCGGTGTTGAATTTTACACTGGTTCGTTCTATCCTGAACTGATGCCGACCTATGATAGTGCGCCTACCTTCAATCGTATTACGAGTTGCACCAATCTTAAAAAGAAATACTCCACCACAGATAAGGCACGCTTTCGCTTTTTTGTAAGAGATAGGAATTGGAACCCCACAATTTATACCGTGGCGAAAGCTAACAATCCTACAGACATTATTGAAAGCGCTTCTTACGCGATCTACCGCACCACGGATAACTATGCGGCTATAGCATATGGCACTGGCTCGTCTTTGAGTACAATGATGTCGTACGACAAAGGAGGCAACTATTTTGATCTTGATCTATCGCTTCTAGAGTCAGACTATATGTATGAAATAAGATTATCCTATTATAATGATAGTATAGGAGACTGGCAGGAGCAACCTCAAACGTTCAAATTTAGAGTTGAAGAATAATTATAGAGTATGAGCATTAAGAAATACTTTGAAGTTGCCGAAAACATTCAGTCACTGGCAAACAAAACCTCTAACGATATTTCGGGAGAAGTAGAATCCTCGGGATATCATGCGCAGGATATCATCAAAGAAGAGAGGTATATTCCTTATGCTGATTTTAAAAAGCCTGAAAACTTTGCCCGGTGGGGTTCTGCTGAAGAATATTATGAATCTGCCATTAAGAGAATTTATGGTACTTATCCATACGACGGCTCTCTTAAAGAGAGGCTAGAGTGGGAAAATGAGTCCACATATCTAGATCTTTATCTTCTTGAAGAGCGCTACCCTCGCACAAACGGCTATATTATTCTGTCGGCCGACAGTACCGCGGTCAGCCAGGTTAATGATGGATATGGACGCCCCTCAACCCCGGAATACATCTTCTTCAGAGGCGGCCCTAACCCCACTACGGGTCAAAGTGACACCCTAGCCGGCCAATTTACTGGTTCTAACTACTATGAGCCGTCGATGAACCGGGCCTCTAACTTACAGTATGATCTCGCTTCGCGCGGCACATCGCTAGAATTCTGGCTCAAGAAGGATAACTTCTCTGACCCTAGTGTTACTTCTCGCGAAGTAATCTTTGATATGTGGAACGGCCAGAATTCCTCATCCGCTGATTATGGGCGCCTGCGCCTGGAGCTTTCCGCCAGTGGTGATAGTGTCCTGGGCGCAAACCCGTTATTGCTTACAGCATTATCGGGAACGACTGGATTTTATCGGCAGCCTATTGCAGCAAGTACTTTTACTACTTCCTCACTAGCAGATGGAAACTGGCACCACTATGCAGTGACAATGAAGTCTGCATCTGCCGGAGTAACTACTAAATTCTATGTGGATGGCCAACTTAATAATACTACTACTTTGGGAACCGCGGGGATTAATGATATTTCAACACCAGGATTACGGGCTCACATCGGCGCCTTGGTTGACCAAGTCTCAGGTTCCTGGACTACTCCGAGCCCCACACTAGCCGGCGACGGCAAGCTCGACGCCTCTCTAGACGAATTCCGCTACTGGAAAACACAGCGAACTTCTAAAGACATTGGTCGCTATTGGTTTACACAGGTAGGAGGCGGTGTTAATACCGACCCGAAGCCATATATTACAACTCAAGAACTAGCAAACACAAATCTGGGCGTTTATTTTAAGTTTAATGAGGGCATTACCGGCATAACTAGCACCGACAGCACCGTATTAGATTACTCTGGCCGTTATTCAAATGGTACGTGGACAGGCTATAACGCGAACTCTAGAAACACTGGCTCTGCTATTGTTTCGTCTAGTGCTGCAACTCATGAGTTCCTGGACCCTATTATCTATGTTTCACACCCCAAGGTGCAGGCGCTAAAAACAGAACTTCAATTGTCTGGCTCCACCTATGACGTCGACAATAATGCTGCCATTTACAACAGCATCCCGTCATGGATTAGCGAAGAGGACAGTGAAGGCACCAAGAATGTTAAGTATTTAACCCAAATTCTCGGAAGCTATTTTGACACTCTTCATCTTCAGATCGATAATTTAAACACTCTTGGTGAGAAACGCTATGTGAGTGGCAGCTTTGAGAAGCCAATCCCCTTCGCGGAGAAGCTAGTATCCTCAACAGGTATCGTCGCTCCGAACTTGTTCCTAGATGCGGATGTTTTAGAAAAGCTAGCCGACCGAAGCGAAGACCGCGTGTATGCGATGTCTTTGCACGATATTAAGAATACGATCTACCAAAACATCTACAATAATATATCTTACATCTATAAGTCAAAGGGGACCGAGAAAGCCTTCCGTAACCTTATCAGGTGCTTCGGAATTGATGATGAACTTGTTAAATCCAATATGTATGCCAGCAACGTGGAATATGAATTGCGAAACAACAGGCGCAACACTGTTGTGGCTGACAAATTTATTGATTTTAATACAGAAGACAATCAAGTAGCTACAGTCTTCAACTATCCCAATTCTGCCAACGCCAACTCAGTTGGTTATATTACTTCGAGTACAAATCTTACAGGAGGATTCTCTACAACCCTAGAAGCAGAGATTATGTTTCCTCTCAAGCCCTCCCAGGAACAGGCGCAGGGATTTTTTAACACGAACGTGATTAGTTCATCTCTGTTTGGAATGCATGGCGCGATGCCTCACGATGCAAACGACACGACTTGGCTGACAAACCTTGAAGCTGTCAACTTTCAGGTTTATGCTGTTCGTGACGAATTGTTGTCCGATAATGCTACCTTTGTGCTCACAAGTTCTGGGGATGGTCATATACCGGTCATCTCTTCCTCGCTCTACCAAGATGTATATAACAACCAGAGATGGAATCTGTCGGTTCGAATCCGTCCCGAACAGTATCCAGTAAAGGGCCTAGTAGACGGAGCTAGCTCCAATTACGTAGTTGAACTTCATGGCGTCCAGGCACAAGCCGGGGAAATCATGGAACAGTTTACTGTTTCGGGGAGCATTTCAAGTGCAGGCCTACCAGCTGCATTTATGACCGGCTCGCGTCGTGCCTACATTGGTGCCCACAGAACCAATATGACAGGCAACGTTTTACAGACTTCCGATGTGAAGGTTAATGCTTGTCGGTATTGGCTGGACTATGTCGACGATGAAGCTTTAGCCGGCCATATTCTAGATACGGAGAATCACGGTGCTATGCAGCCGCACCTCTATGCTTTCCCGTTCCAAACATCAGCGTCTTTCGGCGATGTTAAAAAGATAGACACTTTGATATTCAATTGGGAGTTCCTTACTAACACGGGATCTAGTGCTAGTGGATATCTTACGGTTGCAGATATTAGTTCTGGATCAGCGCCAAAGACTGGATTGGACACTGGGTTTTCAATTGATAACCTCCTAAACCAGCAGCACACAGCACAAGGACGATTCTTCAAGACCTCATCAACTTCAGCTATCGATAAGGACTTCGTCGTCGCCGCGCGCCTGAATCTCCCCGAGAATGTACAGTCCGAAGATATGGTGAAGGTCCTCAATGCCCAAGAGCAGGATGTGTTTACTTCTGACTCGCGGCCAACCAGCTATTTCTTCGCGTTCGAGAAGAGTATGTATCAGGTTATCTCGGAAGAGATGGTTAATTATTTCGCTAACCTTAAGGATTTCAACAACTTAATTGGTGATCAGGTGGAACGATATCGACCTGATTATAAGCAGTTGTCTTTCATGCGGCAGAAGTTCTTTGAGCAAGTTGGCAACGATAGTCTTGACTTTGATAAGTTCTATGAATTCTATAAGTGGTTCGATAGTTCCCTTTCGTTAATGCTCGGACAACTTGTCCCGGCCTCGGCAGACTTTAGTGATAATGTTCGTACCATAATCGAGAATCACGTTCTTGAAAGGCCAAAGTACCAGCAGAAATTTCCGTTCCTGCAGCGCAAGGGTGGCGGCGATATTACGAGTTCAGCTGACGGCAATATGGCTGCAGATAGCTCGATGATGTCTTCGCCAGAGGAATTCGCACAAGGTACTGCTTTCTTCACAAACACCGCGATGACAAAACGTCAGATTGGCTCTTCGAATACGTCGCAGAACAGGCCGTGGAAGCATTTCCACGCTCCCCTCGCTCGGAGCGCTCCTTCTGCCAAGTCCATGCTTTTCGATGGCGACAACCCCAGCGAGATTGATATTGGTGCCGATTCTGTTTGGAATCCTCTAGTAGGACTCGCCGGCGCTGACGCAAAAGCTTTTACTATCTCTGCCTGGATTAAAGCAGATGGAACAACAGGACAAGGAATCGGCTACGGAGTGATATTGGATTTTGCTGCCTGGGACCGTACCTTCATGATAGATTATTCTTCGTTGCCTTATAGCACTTATAATCTTAAGTATTATATGCGCGGTAGCACCCCCGGCGAGGCTACCACCGCCGCCGGCGGCTTGAACAAAGACGTCTGGTATCACGTTGCTGTCACCTATACCGGCGGCACAGCCGGCACAATAACTCTATATGTGGACGGTGCAGCCGCCACCGACTCGGTCACGACACCCTCTGTTCCCGACGCCATCGGTAGCGGTCATGGTTGCAACATCGGAGTAGATTATGGAGGCAGCGTGGAAGCCTTCGGCGGCAACATGTGTGATGTCGCCATTTGGGACAAAGCCCTCTCAGCAGCCGAAGTAGTCGAAATTGCCGGCGCAGGCAGACGAGTTAATTTAAGGGAAGTGAGTGCCGTATCTAATCTTCTGACGTGGTGGATGATGGGTTCGGACCCTCTGGATACTTACAATGGTACAATTTATGATCAGATAGGCGGACGCAACGGCGCGGCGGCAGGCTTTAACTCGGCCGCCGATATAGAATTTGACTCTCCAGTAATGAAAAGCCCCTACTATGGTGCTGGACCTGCCAACAAGAACATGTACTGGCACCGCTATCTTGAAGAGCGCTCCGGTAGCGCGATGCCATCAGGTGATGCCGCGCGCCAAAGCCTTCTCGGCTCAATTAGAAATACCTTCGACCGTCGAGTAAACTCTCCGGTCAAGCTCGCAGTAGAGGGTTACACAGCAATTGGTGGCGTTGGACGGCATCATAACTTCGTAGCCAATTATGTTTTTGAAGCCGCTGCAGCATGGGGCCGTACGGTTGGTACCAATGCGCCTGTCAATATCCTCCTAGCCCATTCGGGTGGTATAGAAAAACTTCTCGGTACTACCGATGAATACTACCCCACCTTTAAGCAGCGCCTAGGATTTAAACTAAACCCAGGAGCAAACAGTGGCAAGGATAATGCCTTTGACGGCAATATGTATGCGCCATTTAGTCTCTATAGCTCATCGGTGACAACTGGGTATAACGCAGAAGTGGTAACTAACTGGACTGGTAATGTTGAAATTACAAACCTTCACCACGATTTTGTAGCCGGGACTGATATTCCAATGCAGGGTCCATTCACCGAGAAGTACGTTGGAGGGCGCCAGTATCGCCATACAGCGCTCAACAAGGGCCCGACGCTAGATACTGTGGAAACCCGCGCCGAAGGCTTTAGAATCCAGTTTAACGACGTTACAGCCTCTGGTGGTGGAACGTTTAAGAACTCTCTGGCGATTATTCCGCCCAACTCGTTAGGCGGCGCCGCTGATTGGTGGAGCCCGCCGACTGCCTATCGCATGCGCACTGCGACCGCAAAGCGCCCGGTTAACATCCGCAACATCAAGATGACGACTGGTTCAACGATCATTGGCAACTACGAGAAGAACTATCAGGTAATTAATACGGGAGGACGTACTCTGAACGACCCGTACTTTAAAGATCAATCTTTCAATTTTGCTTTGTATCCTGAGACGCTGGCAACAAGGGGAAGATTTCCGCTTTATGAGCCCGAGCCTGTTGAGGCCAAATCGATATTGTTTGACGCTAGTTTGGGGACTGTCGTCTACGACACGGACGACTCCGCCTGGGAGAGTGCGCTAAGTAATGTTTCCACCGACGGCCTTACCATTTCCTTCTGGTTCAATTATACGGGTTCCCCTTTAACTACCCCGCGACTGGTTAATCTGGGAACCATCCAATCTGGAATCTTCAAGTTCGATGGATTCAGCATGCGGTTATACTTCGCTGACCCTAATTGGGTTCTTTATGCCAACCTCCGTGACCCCACCGCCGCGGCATCCTACGCACAAGGCACCACAGGTCTTGCGGCGGACACCTGGTATCATGCTATTATAGAGTTCCCCGCCGGGGCCCTCGACGGGACCGATTCTGAGGTACCGGCGATCTATCTTAATAACTCACTCGAAGTTTTAGCTGGTTCGGATGGCGCCGCCGACTGGAGTACTCTCGAGGCGCTCGACACTGGCATCAGCCTCGGTGATCACGGCGTGCTCAGCGACCCTTATAATGGCTATTTATGCGACGTGGCTATTATTAACAAAAGCATAAATTCGGCCGAGCGCGCTTTGCTTTATAATGATGGAAAGAGAACAAATATTGCTCTAGACGGCCTCGGCGCCAATCTGGTGGCATACTATCGCCTAGGTAACAAGAGCGTACAGGGGAATGCTGATTCAACCACGGGGGATATCTATAATTCAGTAATCACCAACGACATTCCCAACGCAATGCCGAGATACTTTACGAACACCGCTACCAACGGAATCAAGGGACAATCTCCCAGCGCGCTATCGCCGGCGAGCGATTGGCCCGTACTCTTCCGTATACTCAATAAGCCAACCGCCAACCCTGGCGGCAATCTCAACTTCCTGGTGCCGATGCGAACAGGCTCAGCATCTCAAAAGACTGTTATAGTTAACCGGTTCGCCGGCAGTGGCTATGAGGTGATGTCTTTAGGATATATGGATCCCGCTCACGAAGAGTTGTCAGTGTACAATGCGCTGCCTTATCACAACCTTGCAATAATTGATTACGGTCTCTCAGGCTCGGCATCCGTAGATCCTCTCGCGCCACGGACAATTACAGTTGTCGATCAGCTTGATAAAAACCGAGGCCTCAACCAGCGCGCCACACTGCATGCAGGAATGTATGGTGTCGACTCCGCGTATGGAGCCATCAATGTTGGCAACACGCGCGTAGACGGCGGCCTGGGCTATCCTGTGACACCTTCTTGGCACAAGACAAACAGGAACAGGGTCCGTCGCATGGATAACCTCGCAACTGATGACACTCCTGCTGATTATCCGGTAGCAAACAACTTTACTGCGTCTGTTTATGACAATCTCTACGTCCAGCACGCAATCCCTCGCTCAGAGGCACAATACGCGTGGATTACAGGCTCGATGATCGCTGGTACAACGATCTTTGGTTTGGATCGGCCTTCTTGTTTCAGTGCGAGCACGTTGAGTCAGCTTGTGACAGCGAGTGATGGACAGGTTGCATTTCAGGCTGCGGGCGCCTGGTCTTTCGGCGGCCAAGAATCAGGCTTTACTGATGGCCGCGGCATCGTCCCGGTAGATTTTGCTGGATTAAATACTATTATCCTTGAGCCAGTATCGGCGTCATCTCACATCCTGGGATATCCTAGAATGCAAAGTACGCCGTTGCTTGATGTACAAGGCAGCAATAATTATCTTAACCAGAGCGACGGATATAATCCTCTTGGCACCCAAGGATTCCTCCAGACCGGCCCAATGGTGTCACTTCCGACCCTCGGCTACGCGGGAAGTGCTGGTGTGTTTAATGCCCTCCTTCTTAATCGCAACGGACCTTACGGGTGGCCAACATGGAAACAGATTCGCGCCGGCGAAAGCAAGGTTGCCCGCAATCTGCGAAAGAACAGCCTCATCGGCACAGTTGTTCCTCCTCCCAAGATTGCCAACACAATCGGCGGAAAGCAGGTTAGTTTCATTCAGCCCACTCAGCCAAACAGCTTTGTGGACTTTTATGAAGCACCAATCGAGTCAAGCAATAACCCCATCTATTTCTACTTTGAGGACAACACTGAAAACTCAGATTCAGACAACAACGTCATTTTGACGGTTCCATATGGCAACCGGCTTGAATACTTCTCGAACACGGGCCTCAACAACTATCTTGGGTTGCAGATTGATATGAACAAAGAAACTGCGTATGATGCGGTGGTTGACATTGCAATTTCCAGCTCTCTCAGCCTAAAGGTTGAATATAGCCAGCGCGTCTATCCTTCGATGGTGAATGCTTATAATGATATAGTCCGCGCGAGGACAACATTTACTATTGCGAATATTTGGAGCTCTTTTCGCGACGTTCGAAGTGGCGGCGGCAGAGGAAGATCGATCGGATCGGGCCCAATAAGCGCTTTTCGATTTTCGGGATCGCAGGGGCAGTTAGTTGCAAGTTCGAGCATTTGGCCCCTTGATGGCCCCAGGCCGAATGTAGGCGGAGGCCCAACCCTCTTAACGTCTTCCATTACTGCTAGCGACGGCGCCGGCGAACTGATGAACTTCTACAGTAGATGGGCCCATCGCAACACGGGCTCCTACCGCGGAAATCAGAATGAGAATCCATTTATAAATCTCTTAACACAAAGTTGGGCCGCCCCAACTTATGCATCCCGAGTCCCGGCAGGCTGCGCCGGCAACGACACGCTCGTCAATAGTATGGTCCTCGCTGGGGCTCCTCCGTGGATCGCACCTTCTCAGGCTAACAAAGATCCGTATGAAAACTACACGGATTACGCTGACCAGATACGCGCCGCAGCAAAAGATTATTCTATTGTTCCCGAATATAGAGTGAGCCCGCTAATGGACTTGTATGTGAATCGATCCGCCGGCGACTTTTTGTCTACGGCAGCTGACTTCAATCTTACGGGTGCAGCTTATGTCGACAGTTCTGTCGATAAATTCTACAGAACATATTCAAACTCAGATTTCCTGAAGTACTTCAAGTATGTAGATGAAGATTTAAACAATCAAAGATCCGGAGATCTGAAGATTAAAAGAGATAAGATTTCTCTCAGCTGTGAAGCATTTATAAAGTTTCTCCCCTATAAGGGTTTTTACCCTGCTGAAAGAACTCTGGAGTTGGCTACTATTTTGTCGAAGTCCTTCGGGCCCCAGCTGGTCTATACACCAAGCCTAAACGGCCAAGGTTACACAGATTTCAGATTTTTCTTTAATCCGCGGTCTGCCTATAGGATTTTCTTAGAGCCCTTAATGGCCCCGGGGATTTTGTTTAATACGATTAAATCTGGCCTTGCCTGCAGTAATTTTGTATTAACGGAAGGCAGCGAGCGCTGGAACTGGCTCAAAACCGAGTCAAACTTGCTCCCCACCGCTTCGCAAACGTCTCCGGAGACGAGTTATCCTGAAACTGACCCAAGTGTCGGCTTGTATTACGGCCTTAATCCCAATGTAGTTACAATGCCGAACCCGGGGGCCAGGGCATCAGGCAGTTCTGCTCGAATTCTGTCTTTGGGATCTTCGTCATCCGGGAGCTATGATTCTGGCCAGAATGATTCGCATAACTTTATGTTGAGAAAGATGCCCTTTGAGGCCATTTATCGTCCCACACAATATTTCAACGCTAACTTCATCGGGGGCGACAGCCGAGATGCACCTGTCTCCATATATGACACAGCTGCCTCAGGCACTTCAGCATGGATCCCAACGTGGCTTAGTTATGGTGGATACAACATTGGTATCCCGTGGCAGTCTTCTGTCCTAATGGGGATTCCAACCGTCTATCGAACCTCAGGCCTTGTTGACGTCTCACCAGAACTGGGTGGTGGTGAGGATTACACCCTGGCAATTGACAATTTTCTGTGTGAGAGTATGAATATGTTTGTCGACGGTGGGGCAAGCTTGGTGTCAGCGCGGCAAGAGAACTTTCAAGATCAAGTTGAGGGGCGCATATATACGGGCGTGGTGAAATTGTTCAGGACGCTGACCGGCTCACAAGGAACCAGTGAACCGTTTGAAATGTATAGTCGTGCAAGCGCTTTTGGGGCCCCGTTGGACGCAAACACACGTAAAACGGCCGAACCCGGCACCGGCGACCACGAGACCGGAACGAAAGGAATATCGTTCTCTCATGTGACACCCCCTTATTTTGCTGGAGAGAGCTACGTCACATTAACTTATACGGCATCTTATAGTGGACGCCCCGATTTGGATGATATTTTTGCACAAATGACGTCTTCCTATTATCGAGATGAATATGTGGAGAATCTCAACGCCGCTAGCGCAGTTGAAAGGGGCACCAACGAAGACATAAGAATGCAGATTAAAGATAGTGTGAACCTCTTTACCAAGATTCAAGAGGTGCCAGAGGGAACCAACGATCAAAAGTCGCGATGGCTCATTCAACCTAAGTTTGAAACGCCCATTTTGAACTTTGCGGGAGTATCGACCGGGTCAGCAATGGTTCCCTCTCACACCAGAACACCAGCCCCTGGATACCCACAGACGGCGAGCGCTAATCAAATTACCACCCGCGGCATGTGGCATCAATATGGATCTGTAATTTCATCTTCCAACGCCGGCGTCTTTCTCTCATGCCAAGACAAGCTTTATGACCAACCAACGACCGACGGCATAAACTTCAGTCTTAGGCGCCACTCTCTATGGGATCTAGTAGGCATGCCCTCTGGTAAAAACCAGCGCATTGGCAACCCTAAGAATGAGTTCCTCTTAGAAGAAGCAGTTGTGGCTGTGCCATTTAAGACAGTATCCGGAGCACGACAGTTTATTGGTTTCCCAACTCGATCCCCCACATATAATTATAAAACCACACGTACGTGGCACGCGCTGAATGGGGCGATGAACAAATATGTGTTCCCGCCAATTTTTGACTTTATCCGGTTTGAAACAGTAGACCCGGTGCTAATGTATGTGTTTGAATTCTCCGCGAAACTCAATCAGAAAGACATCACGGACATCTGGCAGAACTTGCCACCCGATGTGGCTGAACGCTTTGAAGTACAAAACGCAGTGGTTGAAGAGAAAGAACTCATTGACTCAATCGTATCCAAGAACCATGACATTGAGTGGATGGTATTCAAGGTTAAGAAGCGCGCAAAGAAGGACTTCGAAAAGTTCCGTCGTTCGCTGGTTTCCGAGGCTGATCTGTCAGCATTTCCAGATACCATTAGATCTCCGATGACTTATAACTGGCCCTATGATTACTGCTCTTTAGTTGAGTTGGCAAAGATTGAAGAGACAGCGACATACGTTTCGACAGATCTCAAGAAAAATGCGCAACTTACTCCGCTGGAGGAGTTGAATATAGAGCGAATAACATTCGTTGATGAGGTGGCCATTCCTACGACAATAAGACGACCAACTCGACAGCCACGCCGCCGCAGAAAGCGACGACCGGCACCAAGGAACCGCCGCACCCGCGGCCGCATAACCCCGACTAGAACTCGACGTCGTAGGCCCCCCACACGTCGACGCAGAGCCACACTGCCCTCCGCGACCTTACCTCGCCGACGGCGCAGCTCTCGTCGTCGACCCACCCGTTCTCGACGTAGGACCAGAGGAGGCTCCCGATAATGGAATTCTTTAATAAAAAAGAAGACGTCCTTGACGTTCAGTTGACCGAATATGGTAAAAGCTTGCTGGCAAAAGGAAAGCTGAAGCCGGTCTATTATGCTTTCTTCGACGATGACATAATGTATGATGTTGCTGGTTCGGGAATGGTTGAATCGCAGAACTCCTCCGAGCCCCGTATTCAAGATAATACTCCGTCTTTGAAACTCATTCGTACGCGGACAAGCGCCGAAACCCGGGTCAATGAGTTTCTTAATAACCTAGAGACCGCGGTCGGTAGCTCTAACTCAGACCCGGCCAGCAACACAGCAGTTTTTAAGCAACAACAATCTTTCAAAGAGAAGGGGAAGATTGCAGCTTACCCGCTCGGTCGCTCCTCACTTAATTCTAAATATAATCCCGCATGGAAGGTAGAAGTCCTCTCGGAACCTGATATTACAAGTGCGGAGAGATATTTTAATGATAATGATTATATCGATAATACACCGCAAATCAATATTACGGTTGATTATGAAACCTTTTTCAAGCAGGGCCCAATGTCACTCGATTCTATAAGCGATTATTTAGGCCCGACTGAAGCGATCTTTCTTGCGATGAACGAAAATTATTTGATGCTAGAGATTATAGAGCAGAACACAGACTTTGAGAAAGAGAACTTTGAGATTGAAGTCTATCTTTCACAATCCGTAACCGGATACACACAGAAAGCATATCTTCAAAACAACCCGCTACAGTTCGTTCCGCCTACAACAGATAATATTGAATACTATATGAATATTTTAGTTGACAATGAAATACCACGAGAAGTTCTAACAGAACTAAATATATCAGATAGAGCAGTGGCCACAAACGCTTCGCGACTCAAGCTGAATCGTGATTTGTATAGTGATGCCGAAAACGAGGAGCCATGTGATTAATGTCAATTGCAGCCGGACCATACAAAAAATTAATACCGTTTATTAATACTGAAGAAGTTTTATTATACCCCTCTCGCGACGACGAGAGTCTGAGCGTGACCATTCGTTTATCAAATGAGGTTGGTCGACTATCAAAGAAAGTAATCCAATTTGGAAATTTTGCTTATCTGACACATGATCGATCCGAGGCAATGGAATTGTGCACCGATGCAGAGATGCTCATCCAGGCCATAGCTTCCCTTAAAGATACAAACGTTAGTATGCTTGGTCTTACGGCCAAAGATTTTAGAAAAAAAGCTCTCTCTACAGGGCCCGAAGGCTCCCGACAGCGCGTATACAGCTATCAGAACACTATGCAACTAAACGTAGACAACAAGAAAGAACTCTATTTGGTTATAGCATCTTTCCGTGATTATAAAAACAGGATAAGTATTGGGAACGTAACTCGCGAGACACTGCTGACCAAGGGAACCACGCCAGCCACCTCGACCATCTATCGCTTAGAAGAGTCGGTTGTGGGATATGGAAAAGAGGGTACCATCTGGCCCGGAGCCGTCCATCGTAGGGGTAAAGATATAATGGCCGGCAATGTTCATGTCCGCGCTAAACACCCCACTCTTCGGCCGCAAAAAGTCCCGAACATCAAAATAAAAGATATGAGGATCCTCAACCTCGCCTGGACGCGACTGCCTCAGTATAAGACTGTCGCGACAGCGGTTCCATTTATTTCTCCACTAGAGGTATCGCGAAATGCTGTGGGAATTATTAATGGTATGTTTTCTTTTGATTTGTTGAGATACATTGGGGTTAACTCTGCGCTGAGTGGTATTATGACCAATAATGCAAGCCTCATTAATTCTATAGAATTGAAGGATATTACAATTTGGAAGAAAAAGTCCGGACGAAACTTTAAAGGTAATTCGCTCACCCCGGTTGCAAAAGTGTCTTGTGGAATAAGCGATATCTCCGGGTTTAAAAAGGTAGCATCGCTGAGCGACGGCTGTGAGGTTCTTGACACTGATAACAATGGGAACGAAATTATAGATGTAGCATACGTTGATGACACGAGTAAGGGGGCTTCTGCCGGCTTTATGGAATATAGAATGGAAATATTAATGGCCGACCGCTCGGCCGATACGATTGCTGCTATGTCATCTCAGCTGAGATTTTATACATCTAAGATCCAGGATGGTTTTTCCATTCCACAACCCGGGCCCAAGTACTATAACTTACCCGAAATGATGATTAACCTATATCTGGATGCATTAGAATATTTATTTGGAGCGCAAACGTTTGAGCCCTATACTCGGTCCTATTGGTACAACAGCCTCATGGCCTTATCTTACAATCTTCAAAATGATATAAAACAGAAAGAGGTGGTACTTCGCCTAGTAAAAGGATTTGTGAAGAGCTTGAATACTTTAGTACAAAAGACTGGCGTGTCAAGTCCAGGCCCAGTCAATCATAGATCTGCGATAGGAATGTCAAAAAAGGAAACACTTTTAGCTTTCCGCCACACTTTTGATAATAAACTAGAGATTCAAGGAGATGCAAATTTTGGGCTTGGTTATGTTGACGATGTTATAGAGGATCTTGACACAGTAGCACCCCGTATATCCTTTGATAAATATGACTCAAGGGCCACAGAGGAGACAACTAAATATAACATTGCGGATCCGCAAGCACGAAATGTTAATAAATATGGTTTTTTGTCTCCTGCTTTTATGGGCCTAGGCCCCAAGAAGACAATTGAAACGGGAGCTTTACAGATGAGTATGGATGGTTTCTTGCCGCTCGCACGCAGCAGGATGTCGCAGACCCCGGTCCAGGACAACAAGCCTAAAAACGATGATGCCCTTAACAAACTAGAAATTCTTCAATCTCAAGGAGTATCTATAGTCCCTCTCAAAGTATCTCTGAAAAAAGAAGTCATCGCACCACAAATTGTTAACGCGCCGGCGGTTCCCGCCGGCAATCTACTCGGCAGATCTTCTAAATTTTATATTGATAATCTTAAAGCGAATTCGGTTTCGGGGAGTCAGCGATCGATTATTCGTCGGACTGCTCGAAAGGGCTTAACAAAGTCGCCATTGATTGCTAAAATGGTTAATAAGTCGATAACGAACTTTAAGCCACAGAAAGAAGTAAAAAATGCTGGACTTTTGTCCGGCTCAATCGCCTTGACTAAAACACAGGAAGACCCGAAAATAGTTGATGAGTCAGATTCGATGACAGCCGTGACAAATTATGGCTCCCTAGTACAAGTCCAATACTTGGCTCCCTATAAAGAGAGCGAAGGAGTTAAAAAACAGAACTGGAAATTACTAGATAAGAATACCTTTGACAACGCTAAGCGTGATAACAAGGCTCTGACATGCCGCACTGTAAAAGTCAGCAACACAGTAGATGGAGGCTCGTCAGTCGAGATGAATCCTTTATCCTCGTTGTTTACCTTGGGCGAGACTAATATTAAAAACGTGCGCGCCATACCAAACCCTCAAATACCTCGGCGCCCCATCCCGAGAGAAACCATGGCATTTCTTATTAAAGAACTGGGGGAAGAGATGTTATATTCTAAGAACGTTTCGTTGCCGGCCCCGCCGCGTCGCCGCAAGCGGCCAAAGAATAGGAAAGGCGCCGATCCCGATATGGTAGAGGATATTGAAATGAAAAACAAATATGATGAGTCCTCCACTAAGATGAGCAAAAAAGAAAAATCTCGTTCCCATCGCCGCAACCGTTCGAAAGGAAACTTAGGATACTAGTATAATGCCGACGAGTAACCGAGCTTTCCGAGATGTTTTTTACTTAACAGAAACTTCTCAACTAGGTGATAAAGAACGTATTAAAAATACTTCTAATTTTCATCCCATGGTGCGCAGCGAGTGGGGCACACAAGATAAAATTCGAGGAGTTTTGGGCGCATATAGGGTAACATATTATGGATCGAAGGGTGTTCAAATCTATAATTACGCCGGCGCCCTGGCTGCACTACGCGAAGGCCGGCAAGTAGGGGCATCCGATCGTGGAAAAGGCGGCCTCGGAAAACTCCGCAAGCAGCTCAAGGGCCCCAACGACGGTACAAACATAGTTTTTGATTATGGTGTTGTGGAAGGAGGGGTACCCGTGGGAGCTATGAAACATTCTGCACCACAAGAATATCTCGTATTAAGACATGGCCCGCAGGAGTCCTCTGCGTGGAATGGATATGGCACAAGGACTTCGCCAGCTTCAACAAACTTTCTTACAAATACTTCCAATATGACCTCGTTTCTTTCGGGAACTTATAATATTGGCAATACGCCCTACGGAGGACTCTTGAATGAGATACTGGAAGTACCGCTTACAGACCACAGTCATGTTTTACTTGCGGTCCCTAAGAATATAGCCGTACGAGCTGAGGCCGGCTATAATTTACACGTAGACCCGGTTTATAATTATTATACTTCGACCACCCCTCCTTATGAAGTTGTTATTGGACTCCCGGCCACCGGCCGCTCTGCAGCAACGTCGGCTAAGATTAAAGAATATCACTTGCCAAATGTTTATTATTTACAGAGCGAGCTTAATAATACTAGTAGTGTCCTGTTGGCTCAATATCACCTTCCATCTCTTACTCTAAATCAGAATATTGCGTGGTTCAATGTAGGGAGCCAGCAAAATGTTACAGAGGCAAATGTTGATAGATACTATGATTTATACGCAGAAGGAATCTCAGCGTTATTAAGTGATCAGTCGGAGTATGAATCCGTTGATCCGGTACTAAGCTATAATAATAAAAACTTTGTAGTATTACACTCGGACTTAGATGCAATTAAAGAGGATAGGATAAATACGACCACCATTCCATTCTACAATAAATTAACTCTAGGTTATGATGCTGATGCCCGCACTGGCTATGCTGTCAATGTTAATATTTTACGAAATCTTTACAATAATCCTGAAACAAGGGATTTTATTAACATTCTTCAAATGCAAACTGTACTTCGTTTGACAACAGAAAAAAATCTTAGTAACACCCTTCCAATGATGATGACACACAGGAGCGTACTTTCTAACGAAGACGCGTCCGATTATGCTAATCAAACAGGCGTCAATAATGTAGAAGTTTTATATGATCTGGAAGATTTATTCGAGAATTATCTGACAACCAATCGCGAGATTGAAATTGCATCGATGATTAACAACTTTGCTTCATTTGACCCAGATGTTCAATATATTGGAACAGATTTAGAACAACTACCGTTTAGGCTGATTAGAGATTATCTGCTTACAGATGACCAGCTCGATGCAGACCCAATGCATGTAGAAAACGCTTATGTAGAAATGTATGAGGATAAAAATTCTTTATCAAGTGTCGATCGAGTAACAAGGTCTTACGAGGAGATGTTACGCGGCCACTACTCGCACACAGAAACATTGATGTATGTGGTAAATAAAAAGAGAAGTCCTACGGGGCCGCCAGTACAGACTTTTTATATATCGGCAGAATTTGCAAACGATGCTCCCTCCGTATATTTTGACACTCAAGTAAAATATGAAACAAATTATTATTATGATATATCAAGAGTGGTTTTGGTTTTTGGTAATGATTATGAATATGTTGGAGATCCTCAAGTTCATAAGACCGCAAAAGCAGTCATAAGTAAGATTAAAATCGATAATAGGCCAAGTGTTAAAGCGCTTCTGGTTCCATATATTGGTAGTCAAGGGAACTTAGCAGCAAAGATAATGGACAAACCCCCTGTCCCTCCAGAAATAACATTCTATCCTTTTAAGGGAATTAATAATAAATTAAAAATTCTTCTTAACTCTAGCACCGGGAAATTAGATACGGCCCCCGTTTCCATTGAAGAGTCCGACGAAGAATACTTCTTAGGGGAGTACCAGTCCCAAACAGGCGACTGGGATATGACATATGGGGAGATGGTTGCCTCGGGCGCCAAGATTTCTTTTAGGTCTGATGATCCCGTCGACGCGTATGAAATATTCAGGCTTCAAACAAAACCAGAGTCGTACCAGTCTTTCGCGGGAAATTCTGTTTTTCTTAATCCATCACGGGGAGTGCCCGGGTCTATTTTAGATTCGGTAGTTCCCAACACTAAATACTATTATTGTGCGCGCGCAATTGATGTCCACGGCAATCGTTCTAACCCAACTCATATTTATGAGCTGGAAATAGTTGATAATAATGGGCAGATATTTTTAAAGCAAGATGTACTTAGGTATGAAGCTTTAAAGCCTGACTTTACGAAACCAGCCCGGAGATTCGTATATATTGAGCCAGCCTTTAGGCAAATAATTTTCCCTGACGGCACCGACACAGGTCCACCGGCAGTTGACACACCACCGCTATCTAGCATTCTGGGCGACACAGATATCGATAAGGTGTGGGGAAAGTCATTCAAGGTGAGAATAAAAAGCAAGCAGACAGGCAGAAAAGTCGATTTAAATCTTACATTTAAAAACACAGGCATTGTAAATGCGAGCGAATAAAAGTTTTGAACACTATTTATAGGAGAAGAGGGTAACAACATGGGTTTCTTAGATAATTCAGGCGACATTATTTTGGACGCTGTTTTGACTGATCTCGGCCGCAAAAGGCTGGCTGAAGGAAATGGAAGGTTCCGCATCGATAAGTTTGCTTTTGGCGACGATGAGATCGATTATGGACTGTACGACAAAAATAACACAAGCGGCTCTGCTTATTACGATTTAAGTATTCTGCAGACGCCAGTAATGGAAGCATTTACTAATAATATGTCGAGCATGAAGTCTCGGCTTATTTCGTATACGAGTAATGATTTGTTATTTTTACCCATCGTTGCCCTCAAGAATTCGGGCGACTCTGCAATCTATGGCGGCACCCCGCCGATCAACTCTCATTTAATACTCGTCGACGAGCAGACGGTTAATGCGCTAACAAACAACTCTAATGCTCTAGACGCTGGCATTCTCAATGGATATCAGCCAACAAAGGGTATTAATGTTGTAGCAACAGACCAGGGCCTCAATACCAGCGAGCTGTCTCCTGACGAGGTTATAGATCCAACACTTTTGGAAACACAATATTTTATACAGATTGATAATAGGCTTGGTTCCATTCGCCCGTCACTTGGCGAGTCTGACTCAGAAGCGTTCACCCCCACTTCCATTGACGACGACAACATCGCCACATATATTTTCACGGCCGATGATGAATCGGGAGTGGTTACTGAGATTGCTCCTTCGGCTGCTTCTGCAATCATTGGACCACGCGGAACCCGGGTATCGTTTAAGCTTGCCTCGTCGCTCGATCTCAAAACCAACACTTTCCTCTTCAACCAGATAGGGAGCGTAGGCACAGTAGCAATTGCTAGCGGGACAAAAACACTCGCAGCCGCAAACCATAAATTTATTGATTCCACGGTTCGGGTCACAGGAGTTTCTACTGGATACTCTTTGGACGTCCCGATTCGGTTTATCAAGGATATAAGTTAACAGAAGGATATTATAATGGCCACATCATTTAAAACATTTGACCCCGGCAAGGACTCGGTAGTAACAAGAAACCTGCTTCACGAAGCAATCCCGGTCACGGGTACGATTATCTCAGGAACGTATGGTTCGCCCTCACCTTCCACAAATGTTAAAAACTACAGTCACGGGATGTTCCAGTCGGTCTATGACTACCCTTATCTAAGCTCATCGGCTAATCACATTTTTGATATCACCATGGGTTTTTCTGCCACATCTCATCTTTCTGGTACTACGGACGGCGGCGCCGCACCCGTACAACGTGCTAAGAAGATCAACATCTATAATGAAATGGCTCAGGTTCTCGCAGGGTTTGACGAGAACAGCGCCGTCCGCCTCTTCGACGAAGACGGAGATCTTACCGGCGGCACCAAGATTGATGAAGCTTATTTCATTAACTTTACTCGGCTTCTTGCTAAAGATGAGATCAAGAAGGGTAGTTTCTCGCTGACTTTGGGTGTTAACAACGGGCGCGCGTATACGGGCTACGAAGATGTTTTCACACAGACCATCACAATCACAGACAAGAGCGGATCCACGGGATATAAAGTAAATTCCCCAGCCGGCGAATACGGCATTCTGTTCGCCACAGGTTCGAAAACAGGTGAGCAAGATGTGGTGGATGAAACGGGATTAGTTACTGTCGATCGCGGCTATGCCAAGGTAGGATTGATTTACTATCAAGCAGGAATTGCTGTGATATCATCGTCTGTGTTTGGAAGCTTGCTTTCTTCCTCGGTAAGCATGAGCGCCGTTGATGCCACGGTACCCAACAAGCCTTATCTCAGCGCCAGTGTTAATGGCAACTTCATTAGTTCCTCGATCTCGGGTAATTGTAATAACTTACGCCACCGCATCCAGAACATTTCTTTCAACAACACCACAGAGTTAAACTCCACTGTTTACTTCTGCCGTGCTGACAACACTGACTTCAACTATTCTTCTAACCCAACCTATCTTAGCTCTAGCAAGATGGTGGTGAAGAATAACTCTCAGGACGTTCCTATCTCGTATGTAACTTCGGTAGGAATGTACTCAGCAGACAACGAATTACTGGCTGTTGCGAAGCTTTCAGAGCCGCTTAAGAAAGACCCAACAACGGAGTTCACAGTTAGAGTTCGTTTAGACTACTAAAGTGATGCAATGGTTATGTTATGGCTTATTACAAGTTTAACAGGAATGACGTATACCACAATACGTTAAAGACCTATCCGAGCACCAAGTTTGTAATTTATAATGGATCGGCATTTTACAATAATGCTCCCAATGTAGCCGGCGAGTTCGCGGACCCTATCCGCCTTACAGATGCTGGTCATGTTTCTTTATATGAACTAAATGTCGACCGCGTCAGCGCTTCCACCAATAGATGGATCGGTCCGCGGAGTGTCTCAGAGGACCAGGAAGTTATCGACAATGGCTTGATTTATTCTTTTGTTGTAAAGAATGGATCGCGAATCGATTTTAGAACCTCGACCGAGGCCTCCTTTAATAACTCTAGTTATGGCGATATCATTACTAGTTCTTATCCCTATGTCTCCAGCATTGCTAAAGAATTTTATGAAACATCTACAGCCCGCAGCGGGTCTTCTTATGTTTCTCATCTGTTGGCGCTAAAGAACACAATTAATCACTATCGGTACATTAGTCCGGAGTTCCAATATTCTTCCTCACTCAGAAATCTAAATTCTGTTGAGGTTGGCTTGGTGAATATCCCTACAATTTTTTATGGTTCTCAAATTAAAAAAGGTACCATTAACCTACGTTATTATTTTACGGGCACGCTGATTGGCCAAGCTCGCGATGAAAACCAAAATGGGGTTTTATATTCTACATATGGCACCGACTCTGGAAGCGTTGTGGGTATAGCTCTCTATAATGAAGGATTCTTAATTTTAACTGGTACGACGGCCCTGTCTCCTGCTGGCACAGATGCTTATACAAGTTCTCTTACTCCATATGTGGGGTTTGGAGATTCGCCAAGATGGACTTACTTTGGGCAGTCTATTTCGGGCACCATCACCGCGCCCAGCTCATCTTTCATCATGGAGATGAGTGGCACTTCCTATAACAACACTCTTACTCTCTTTGCGACAGCGCCGAAAGGACAGCTCAATCAATCAAACAATCCTACGTTTACCAAGTACTCTACGGCCAACTTTGCCCAAACAGGCTCGAAGGCGTACTTTGAAAATGACCAGCGTTTGATTAAAAATGTGGTTAGCTCAGCCTATGCTGACCCTACTGGGTCATTTGAAAAGACAACATATATTTCTAAGATTGGCATTTTCGATGACGATCGTAATCTAATTGGAATAGCAAAAGTCGCGATGCCAGTCAAAAAGACTGCAGCGCGAGACTTTACATTTAAGATCAAGTTAGATATTTGTTAAAATGAGTCTATGATCTTAGGCTTAGACATCTCAACCAGCATAACTGGTTATACAGTACTGGATTACGAAGGCAACATTCTTGCTTGCGACCACATTGACTTGCGAAAAGAAAAGAACTTCTTTAAGAAAATACAAATTGTGAGAAAGTGCCTGGAGGACTTAGAGGGCGAATATCCTATAGAGCAGGTGTATGTCGAACAGTCACTCCAGTCTTTCCGCTCCGGGTTCTCATCAGCACAAACCTTATCACTTTTATCAAAAATAAACGGCATTGTTTCGTGGTTATGTTATAATATGTTTTACGGCGAACCCAAGTATCTTGCTGCTACATCCGCTCGCAAGTTGTGCGGTATTAAGATTCCCAAGGGACAGAAAGCAAAAAAGGTTTCTTTGCAGTTTGTCATTGACAACGTGCCTGGTTTTGATGTAGAATACACTAGACATGGAAATCCTAAGGCTGGTTATGCTGACCGGTCCGATAGCTATGTGATCGCAAAGGCAGGCTGGATCCGTGAAAGAGAAGAAGCTAAAGATACTGACTAATGTGTTGGGGACCGGCTACCGGACCAACAATGAATATCTTTTTAAATGCCCCTACTGTGAACATCACAAGCGCAAGTTCTCTGTAAATTTAGATAAAGGCTACTATAAATGCTGGGTGTGTGACACCCGCGGCAAGAATATCTATCGTGTCGTTCGCCGTTTTGGCACGAACCACGACAAGTCGCAGTGGCGAGACTTCACTTCCGAGATTGATTTTGATCAACTCGAAGATTTATTCGCCGAGAAAATAGAAGAAAAACAGATACTTGAGATGCCCGAAGGGTTTATCTCACTGGCAAACAGAGAGATGCCACCTACCGGCTTCGCCGCAATGAACTATCTACGACAGCGTGGTATCACTAAGCAAGACATTGTTTGGTGGAAGATGGGCTATTGCAGCAAGGGAGAGTACGAAGGCAGAATCATAATTCCATCGTTTGATGACGAAGGAGACTTGAGCTATTTTGTATCCCGATCTTATGATAGATCCTATTATCCTAAGTATAAGAACCCTCCGGCAAGTCGTAATATTATATTCAACGATTTGTTTGTGGATTGGAGTTCGGACATTATCTTGGTCGAAGGGATTTTTGATGCGATCAATGCAGGTCGCAATGCGGTTCCTATTCTCGGTTCCACACTAAATCAGAATTCCGTCCTGCTTCGCAAGATCGTAAAAGAGGATGCGGGAGTGTATGTGGCCCTCGACCCGGACGCAACGAAGAAAGAGCTTGAGATTATAAAGACTTTGTTGGATTTTGACATTGAAGTCTGGAAGGTAAATATCGGGGATAATGAAGATGTGGGCTCCATGAACAAGGAACAATTCCAGAAATGCTTGGAAAATGCGACCCTTATCACTCCAGACAACTATTTATTGTTGACGCTTGCCATGTCCGTCTAGGAGCCCTTATGAAATTGATAATGGAAAACTGGAAGAAGTTTATAAATGAAGAGGAAGGTTCCTCTGACATTCAGTGGTCATCATCCAATCAAGCCCCAATGGGTATGCGCGACGATGTCTACAGTGTTGAAGACGAACAACTTATTCAGCAAGCGCTCGGCCCGGACTATTATGTGGTAGAGTTTCAATATGATGCCGCCGGAGAAGCCGGTATGGAAGCTCAAGACCGCTCGCGACAATACTTCGATAAGTATGTCAGCCGGCCAACAGCAGGCCCGAACGGCGAAATCGTTGTAATGCCGCAAAAGACACTTGAACAAGGGGGGCGCCGGGTAAACTATTTTAAGATGGCGCATGATCGAGATGAAGACGGCAACATGTATGCGATGCTGGTGACCTAAATGAAAATTTCAACATCCCGTTTAAAACGAATCATCCACGAGGAACTCTTTTATCGAGAGTTTCGTCGTGAAGGCCTCGAATTAGAAGAAGCCAAGAAAGCCAAGGACGAAAGGATCTCACGAAAGATCGCATATCTGATGGATAAAGAGGGAAAGCCGAGAGATCAGGCTGTAGCAATTGCTCACTCGATGGAAGAGCGTGGAGAATTAGAATGAAAATCACCAAACAAAGACTTAAAGAGATTATCAAGGAAGAGCTTAATGAAGCCGCCAACCCAGAGTGGGAGTCGGCTGACAAGATTCTTAGAGATCTAGTGTATCTTGCGCAGGACTTAGAGGACAGTACCAGCGCCGAACCCGCGGCTCTCGCATCGGCAATCGTCGGCAAACTCCGCGAAGCCGTGGATGCTATGGAGCGACGCCTAAACGAGAAATTTGCAGAGGTAGAAGACGAGGTTTCGGACGAAGAAGCACTAGAACTGAAGGGTAACCCCTCGCAGCGGGAAATTGATAGACTACGCCGTAAGTTAAAATATGGTTTTGAGGACTG